GTTGTTGTACTTCCTCGTAAGAACTACAACCTCGTTCCCGTCATTTCGTCCATCATTATGAACGTTTACAACGGCAGTTCCAACGCTACAGCGGAAGTACCATCCGAGACAACGGCAACACCAATGAATGAACAAAAGATTACTCTCTGATGAAGACTCAAATTGTTCTTGGAACATTCTTCGGCGACGAAGGTAAAGGCTCTACGGTTCAGTGGCTTTGCAAAGAAGCCATTGACCGTGGGGAAAAGCCTATTGTTATCCGATTCTCTGGCGGTCAACAAGCAGGACATCGTATCATCTGTAACGGCATAGAACATGTGTGCAGTTTGTTTGGTAGCGGTGTACTACTTGGTGTTCCAACGTATCTTGACCGCAATGTTATTGTTGATCCAATCTGTATGTACGAAGAGTATCAGCAGTTGGTGGCGAAAGGCGTTACGCCCATTGTCTATATTCATCCTCAATGCCGTGTAACAACCCCTTACGATGTGAATGCAAACGTGAAAGATGAGAGAGTCCTGGGTCCGGATGCGAGACCATGAACGAATGGGAAGAAAAGTTTATCGCTTGCTGTCAGTGGCTACGCGACTTCGCAACAATTAAATTTGATTATGACTTTGACGATTGCACAATTTTCATCTTTGAAGGTTCACAAGGTCTTCTGCTTGATATGGAGTTCGGCTTCATGCCGAATTGCACACCGACTAAGGTGGGTTTGAATGGAGTACCAGAAATATACTTGAAGGATGCTGAAGTCTTCATGGTCATGAGATCATATCTGACAAGGCACGGTAATGGCTATAATCCTTTCCGTAACGAGATCGTCAGAGAATACTTCAAGTTAAATGAACCTACGAACCGTAACGACGGTTTTCAAGGCGTGTTCAAGTATGGAGTGTTTGACGAGTACCTGCTTCGCCGTGTGATAGACAGACACCATATCGACAATCTGAAACTGCTACACCATCTAAAACTCAATGGCGTGGTAACTCACCTCGATTGCCCGACGGTAGATTGTATTCCATTCATCGACAGGAACAACGACTATACAAGAGTAAGTACTAACCAATTCCTGTCCTATCTGTCTATGTACTTTGATAAACTCTACGGCTCTTATAGTCCAGAACTAAGTAATGAACAATTCAAACTTTTATTAGCCAATGAATAAAAATGATTTTATTGAAAAAAAGAAGGATCTTCTGAAACAGATGGATGAACTCAAACAAGAGTACATCAAGACAAATATCACCTACCCCATCGGCACAAAACTGAGAGTTACAGACTCTCGCGGAAAAACTCGTACCGGGGTCGTTACTGATAATATAGTTGACTATGATGAGGTTGTCCCATACGTCAAGCAACTCACGAACTCCGGAGAGGTCAGTATGCGCAGGATTGTAGTTTACCCAAAAGACACAATCGAAATTATCTCATAAGATAAAAAAAAGCTGGTGATCTTTTTAATAAAATCACCAGCATTTTTGTTTCTATTTCTTTCTCTTGACAAAAGTATTGTATCTGATGGTGGAGTGAGGATTAAAGTTCATGACTTTCACCCCGTAACCCTTCGTCCCCCACTTCCACCAGAGGAATCTGTGCTTATACTCTTGCTTTACCGCTATTGCCAAACTATCTCGAACTGAGTATCTTAACTTTCTGTTGTTAAACTCAAACTCAGCCCAAGCATCCTTGTAGTAGAGGGGCGCATCTTCCGTGGAGTCTTTCTTCTCGAGGGTTACGGAATCCTTCGTCTCCGAACCAATCTTCTGCAAGCTCAACAGTTCCTTCGCTGCTATGCCTGCATCCTTCAGCAATACCCTGTCCTCATCGGTAAGTACCTCCTTGATGCGTTCCACCTCGATGATTTTCTGAGTTACCACCTCCACGGAATCATGGATGGTGTCTTTCTTCAGCGGAACGTACTGCTGCTGACGTGCAAGTTCCTCACGCAGCATTTCTATCTCCTTCTTCAACTCACGGTTGCAGGAGGAGAAGCCAAAAACCACGAACAGGAACAATAGCCAAAATATGACCGTAGCTATGTACGGCCAAAGAGCTTTGAACTGTTTCATAACACGCTGATTAAGAAGTACAACACAAGTCCTATCCCGTCGGCTATTAGGTCTTTCCTCTCGACCACGCCAGTAGTCTTCTTGTCGTAGAACTCCTTGCCTATAGCAAACAAAGCACCCACCAACACGGCGAGGATGCTCCTCACAACCCTGCTGAATCCGAATGGCAGGAACAATACCGAGGCCACCCACGCAATAACCATGATCAACACGATGTGCATCCACCTGTCAACTCCGAATGCGACAAGTTTCTCCACGAACTCATCCCATTTCTCTCTTTTCATTCTACAAATACACCTTTAGCTTTCCTCAGATAATATTTCCTATTCGACAGGCCGTTAGTACCACCATTGATTTTCTTCGTTATGGCGGCCACGTCGTCCCTGTCAGCAAGAGCGTTACAGCCACGGGAATACCAAAACCACATGGCCGATTTCAAACGTCCGGGGGCTTTCGTCAAGAGGTCCGGGTAGTTGAGGATATTACCCGTACAATATCCGCTGTTCTGATATAGCTTGTAGTTGCTTTTTCCAGTTATCTGGATATATCCTCTACCTTTGTAGACATAGCCCTCTTTCGTGTCCTCAGAGCCGTTGCCCATGCGATTGCCGTAGATACGGCTCGCAATCATCACGGGCTTGTTGGCATAAGTTTTAGCCTGCTCCCTCGTGAAATACTTCGGGAACGTCCTTAAAAGAGCGTCTGCCGAGTAGTTGAGGTTTTCCTCAACATGGGTAAACCCCGCACTCTCATGCGCTAACTGCGCCCAAAAATGGGCTATCCTCAATGGGGTGTTGATACCGAACCTGTCTGCCCACTCGTTGAAAAAGCGAACATCATCGTCTATCCTGTCCCTCGGGTAGGTAAAGCACAGTCTCAACAGTTGCGATTTAGTTATTTTCATGTCTTTTCCCTTTCCTATTCCATTTATCATGTTCGTACTCCCTCACCTTGCGGATATTGTCACGCTTGACAACCTCATCCATTTCTTCCATAGAGGATTGCGTTGCCTTAGCCATTATAAATTTCAGCAGTCCCTTTAGGGAGATTGTTACTCCGTAAGGTCGGAGGATATTCGAAAAGATTGATCCAATCTCCAATCCGCTGATAACAAGACAACACCATTTTGCGATGTCAAGGCCTTCGCCTGATGCCACGTTGAGCATGCTCACCACAAGCACGAAGGAGCAATAGACGAGCAGCTTGCCCATTGTCTCCCGAATTGCCGTGGATGGCGATACGTGTACACCGAGTTTAAGACTCTTCCTGATACCTGCCACAAGGTCACAAATAACGATAGTCACCATGACGATAATCCATGGTATCATTATCTTTACCGTGTCCTGCAGAAACCCGAGTGCAATGGGTGTCACTAACGAACAGGAGATATATACGAGTATAGGCGAGAACTTCATAGCACCAATCCTGCTATGACGAGAGCAGCCAAGACACTCCCGACAAGAGCTCTCAACAATTCCATACCTACACTTGTGCCGGTATATCCCGTCTCACCCTCCTTCTCTGCATCTTTCGTAAGGCGGTATGAGTAGTACATCTCCAGGAATGCACTGATGATGAAACCTAAACACGGGGAGAGGATGATGAGCTTCTCATTGTCAACACCCTCGTCAAACTGTGAGAAGAGGACTGATACAAGGATTGACAGAAAGAAAGCAATCCACACGAATAGCGTACTTGACGCTAACTTTTCCTTTAGTCTGATAATTTTTCCCATAAACTTATATTTTTAGTTTTTACATTGAATTAACCGTTACAAATGTAAAGTTTTTTTTAAACACATATAAAGATATGAATGGAAAAATACACTTTAATTTGTTATTATTGTTTATAATCGCTATATTTGCAAAAAATAATAGCTTATGGAAAAATATTATATATACGTAGAAGGCTATTATATAGAGCTTACCATTTTTGATGATGGCATCATATACCCGTTGACTATCGTTACTGACAGGTTCGGTGGCGCATATACCGGAGGAAAGTATCTTGCTTTCCCATTGGATAACTACTGTAAGTTCGTAACAGATAATTATGAAGAAGACGGCTCTATCCTGATAGACAAAGAAGACCCATCCATTCCACAGCGTATTTATGGAGTTGGAGACACACCCAACGAGGCTTTAGAAGACCTGAAGAAACTTGCAAGAGAAGGAGGATATTATAAGCCAGTTATTGAAAATAAAAGATAGCTTATGGATAAAGATATCAATGGCATTAAAATAGGAAGAAAAGACAGACAAGTTCACGATCCTGACGAAATGAATAGGTTATTTATATCCATCACCGCGCAAGCAGATGCACATTCTAAGAACGTTCATTATAGATAAATCATGGAAAATAAAAACATAATACAGGGGCAAGGTACGCTGTCAAGAAGCTACCTGCAAAATCTGGGTATTGGTAATACATGGTTATTCATACCAGGGCTCCCACCATCAAAGTATAAGTATAAAGAAACTCGTTAATTACTTGTCAATTACTCCTCCAGCATCTGGATATATCCCTGAGCATCGTCCCATCTGTCAGGTGAGCATACACCCTTGCAGTTGTATTCACGTCTCGATGACCAAGGATGTGCTGTATAGTGGTAATCGGCATACCTCTCGATAGGCACAAGGTTGCACAAGTTACACGCCCACAATGCATAGTGATGTGCTTACGGATTCCGCATTTACGCATAATCTTTGACAGGATCATATTGGTCCTGGAATTTGATGGCAATTTAAACTGGTGGCCACGACCTTCAAGTAGTTTTAACGCCTTCCCTGAAAACATTTTGTCGAGAGGGATCTTCACCTCTGCCTTTGTCTTTTTCATCTTCACATACATCCATTTATGAGTACCCAACTTCCTTATATTGTCTGACTTTATTGAACAAACGTCAGAATAGCGCAACCCTGTGTATATTGAGAATAAGAATCCTCTGGCGACCTCTTTCTCCGTCCCGTCAAGTTCATCCACCTTGTCTTCAATTTTCCTAACATCCCTCTCTGTCAGATGTTCCTTATGCGTCTTCTCTGAACGCATCTTGTAACGACGAAAAGGATCCCTGACTATCAGCTCATCATCAAGAGCCATCCTTACGTATTGTCGCCATGTCCCCATTATTTTTGATATGGTATTTGTCTTATAATGGCGCTCCATCAACCATCTATCGAACATAAGAACCGTCTCATGGGAAAGATCTGCAAAAGTCAACCCTTCATTCCATTTTCTCAATAGTCGGATACAACTCCGATGGTTGAGCCTGGTTCTGTACGACAACTGTTTCTCCTCCCACTTCGCCTCCATCCAGTCGATGAAGTTGGCCGTTGTTTCCTGGCATATAACATTAGGGTGATCAATCAAGTCATTAAGGTCTCCGATCCTCTTCGTATAATACTCGTTCTCTACTTGAATTTGCACGAAAGCCCTCTTCCCTTTCAGTTTCTCTGCAATTTGTTCTAATAGTTCTGTAATGTTCATGGTTTTTTGATTATAACGCCGTTCGAATGGCATTATTATTTATGTAAATCCGCTCTCAACTAAATTCATGCGTAATACACTCATTGGAAATTTTAATGAGTTCGTTAATTTCACAAATGTTACGAGCTTTGCAAATACTGAGTTTTTACGTTCCACACTTTCTGCGATAAAAATACCAGACTCATTACTTTATTTAGGAAACTGGAGTGGCGATGGTGTGTTTGGTTATACACATCTTAAAGAGTTTGATGCGAAAAATGCAGTTCGCGCAAATAATGGAACTTTTGCGTATTGTGCATTATTATCAGAAGTAAAGGCGAAACATTTAAAAAACACCACCGCAACTTTCCGTAATTGTCCTAAGTTAAATAGGCTTATTCTTCCGTCCTTGACAAACAACACAAATGCAAGCATAGGAAATGGAGGTTCTATGCTTCAATCCTCTGGGGTTAAGATGTGTGATATTGGCTCAAATCTTGTATATCTTGCAGACTATTTTGACTACGGTACATCTTCATGTGTAGTTGTTATACGTTCAAAGAGTTTCACAATAAATAAAAATGCGTTTCGAAGTTCTATTCGAGTTTATTGCACATCAGAAATGTATAGTTATCTTACTAATTCCACAAACAATGCTCGCCCTGGAATTGTGTACGAGATAGGGAGTGAAGATTGGGTATCAAGGTATGGCAGTGCTGACCCCTACGCCAACCTCACACAGGAGGAATATGATTATTATTACAAGGACATTGTGGAGCAGGGTTAATTCCCCTGCTCACTTAAATCAGATAGAGGGTATATCTTACTTGTCCAACTTGTCCATGTCTCTTTATATGTTTCAACATAATCGTCTGGTACATATATTTTGATTGTGTTCGGAACGTTTGCGCCAAAAAGATTTGTACTATTGCTTGCTGGCGGTGTAGCTGGATAGAATAATATTCTACGTAGGCTACTACAATACTGAGTAGGTCTGACGAATGACGTAACGGATGAAGGAATAGAAATGGCAACTAAACTCGTGCAGTAAGCAAAGGTTGACGCATTGGTAACCGAAGACATAGTTTTTATTTTTGTAAATCTTTGTAATTCGTCGAAAGTCTTTACAAGTGTATTACGCATGAATTTAGTTGAGAGCGAAGTAACTGCTGCGCACTGCTCGGAAGTGATGCCCGATGGCATCTTCGTGACATCGAGGGAAACGATCTTGTAAGACACTGACGTACCAGCCACAGCACGGATGCCAAGACGCAGGTATTGCGCTGCCGTGGTTGTAGTGACTGTTGCGATATACTTTCCTGCCTCTGAGCCGTTCGTGAGGATTGTCTGCTCTGCCCAGAATGCGGAATCTGCCCAGTTCTCAGCCGTGATGGTTCCCAGTGCAACAGCTGCCATCTCACTTGAGTACTGTACAGGGTAGAAGATGGCATTGGTGGTTGCGCTTGCAGTGGCAATGTCCCAGGGTGCATTCACTCCGTCAAGTGCCCTGCCGCCCTCCACGGTTATCTCAATCCTATATCTGTGTGCTGACGCTGCCGTGGCTGCAATATCACCGTGTGCTGATATAGCCTGCGAACTACAGAACACATGGTCGGAATAGACGAGAGTGTCGCCGTTAGCCTCCAATGTTCCTGCATCCACGACACCGCCTTCTCCGTTCACTTCTTGCAGGTCGTAGGTCTCGCCCCAGTTGTAGGCGCAGATCTCCCATACCCTTGAATCCTCGAATCCGAGATACTTCTTATCGTAGGTGATAGTCAGGTTCGGGAATGCGGCGACAAGAGTGTCATAGTCCTGCTCAGTGATACCCTCGATGTGTACCGCACCTCTTACCACTGGAGATGTATTTCCGTCGTTGGCAATCACTCCGTCAATGTAGGTCACGCTGCCGTATGTACTTTGTGACAGCTTAACGAGAGCCTGTACGTCGGCTGTGGTAATCTCCATCACACCGTCCCATATCATCGTGACGTAGCCGAGCACATTGCCCGTCGTGTCAACGATGGACTGTAACACACTGATCGGGTTAAGCTGTGCGCATCGGTTGAAGTAGTAACCTATCACCGTAGCACGGGCTGCTGCGGAAAGTGTCATGTTGGCTTGGGTAAGACTACCGAGGGAGTGCAGGAACAGCGTAGGCAGTGCGTCCGGGAAGCTCACCTCATTGACACGTGATCCTTCCGGCAGCAGCATACCCGTTGCCGTAGAGCCGCCAAAGAGGGCTTTCCTCAGTCGGGGACAACCGCTCAGGTCGATGCTGTTGGTCAGCGTGGTAACATTACGGGCATCAATCACCTCGAAACACTCACCGCTGACGGTCAGTGACGTGGCGTTGAAAAGCACGTTAGCCGGGTCTGCGTCACCTACCTTCAATGTCTGCATACGCTTGGAAACTACAGAGAAGTTTATCTCATTCGAGCCGCCTCGGGAAGTCAGTTGCAATCCGGAAAGGTCACCCAATGACTGAATCCAGTCCACGCCCTTGATGTAGTTGGTCGTAGCACCGGAAGACTGCAGTGTTATCGGTGTTGACTGCCCTGCCTGAGTCCTTGCGCCCTGCACGTCACCCGTTGATGCGCCTCCCGAGTTGGCTACCGGGTACAGGTCTATGGCAGGGGTGATGTTGAACGTGAACGGAGTGTTGGCGGCAAGGGTGAAGGACATCTCACCCCATCCTGCATTCTGCCCTGTAAAGGCACCTATGCGGTACTTGGAGAACAGATATACGATCCTTCGCTCTATCCACAGACGTTCCTCCTGGTATCGGTCTCCGAGTGCCTGCGTAAGCGGATATACACCGTTGTACGCCTGCGTCGGATCGATGAGCCACGGCTCGATATATCCATATTTCCTATCTTCCTGATATGCAGTGATCGGGAAATACTTAGCCGAATTGGTGAAGAAGTAGTGAGCCATGACATTATAGACGCTCTCATGGAGATATTGTCCTGCAATACCCTTTTCCCTTGCGATGGCCTCGATGGCCGAGCACATTGCGATCATATTGTTACGGAGCTCCGTCTGGAACTCCACCCATATCAGGCTCCACAGGGCACTGTCAGACCCTTGGAATATCTGAACCTCTGAAACGGTATCGCCCGGCTCTACTGAATACTTGACGGTACCCTGACCGTTATTATCTGTCTTCAGGATAGAGTCGAGGTCATCCTGCTTCCACATCCATCTGCCGCCCTGTGCCAAAGAGAGGTGCTTGAACGGATAGCTGTTCTTTGCATCGTTGTCCTTCGCACCCATCAGCAGTGTTATGTTGCGATGTGCAAGCGTGGATTCCACGTCGAAGTAGTTACTCCACTCGGCACGGAACTTCGCCCTACGTGCGGCCTTGATCTGTTCTACGGTAGGTGTAGAGGTTGAGAGATAGCCGTCAAGATATGTAAGGATATTCCATAGTCCATCCTGTGTGTCATTATCCTCACGCACCAGTTTCTCGAACTGCCCCGTCTTGTTTCTGTAGTACCAGATATTATAGTCCTGGTCATAGAAAGAGAGAAGCATGTTGCTCACTCCGTTGGTCTTACCTCCGAGGAACGTCGATATATCTGCGTTAATGGCTTCCACCGTGCCATAGCCCGTAGCGGCAAGAGGCTCTATCCATTGTGAGCAGTGATAGACAAGATCGTAGGCCGGTCTCCACTCACTCTCGTACAATGCAAGGATGGCAGCCTTGTCTGCTGCATCATCCGTTCCAAGTCCGGCAACAAAGTCACCGTCCCATGCCTCCTCACCACCGAAAGTAAGCGTTTCCTCAGATGAATCAAAGTCAACGTCCACCCAAGGGTGCAGGAATCGTGTTCCACGAGGATCATGGTTCGGGCCTTCTATGCACATACACGCAGGATAGGTCTCGCCATCGTAGCCGAAGGAACTCTTACAGCCCTTGTCGGGGCCAGCGGTGTATAAGCCGATAAACTCATACGTGCCATTACTGTACTTTCGGAATCCGAGGAACGGGTACTGCCAAACGGCTATGCGCCAGTTAGCGTTCGGCATGTGGGCTTTCAGTCCCATCTTGGCAAATACTTCATCGTACATGGCGCAGGCACCCATCTTGTGGCCTTGCTGTGAGGATGCGGTATTCTTCTTTGCCGTGAAGCGGTCAATCTTCAAATGTGCCTGTCCGTTCTCGCCGCCGTCCATGTAGCCTTTCTTTCCCATGAACTTCGCTACGGTCTGATAGCCGCCATTACCATCGGAATAGTACCACTCGCAAGCTGATGAGAACTTTCCACGCAGGTTCCAACGGTAGTATTTCTTCGAGGTCGTTCCCTGACCGTCCACGGGTACGTGCTTGATCATCACATTCCACAGCGGATTGACACCCCAATACTCAAAACGCACCGAGCATTGTATGGTGGTCTGGTTATTGAACGACGGTATGCGATCCCCGTCATTGTCCGGCTCAATGACCATACAGTTATATCCGAGAGCCTTAACAAGGTCGTAGGCGACAGTCGCACCATCGAGGATGTTGTCTTTCTCGCGCACTAACGCACGGTCGAACTCCACACCGTCGATGATGGCATTCAAGAAGTTCGCCTTGACCATCTGGCCTTCCAACGGGAAATCGTATGCACGGAGCATGTACATATAGCCGTCTGTCTTTCCCTGACCGAACATAAGGCCTCCTGAACCGAAGGTACTCGTTGATCCGAAACTGAACGATATGTTGGGTATTCCGTTGATATACACCGAAGCGAGGTTGCGCCCTGCCGTACCAGAATAGTTCTTCTGCAATACGATACAGATATGCGTTATTGAGTCTTCACACAGACCGCACGACTGTAACACCTCCGAGCGTTCCTGCGTTCCCAAGACAGTTATCTGCGTCGGGTAGATCAGTACACCCTCGACATTATCCGATGCGTTGGCGGTAACGAAAGAGAGAAGAGGCGTGTCGTAATCAGCAATATTACGTGAGCGCACCATAAACTCCAGCGTCATACCCTGCTCGCCCATCAGCGTCATAGGTGATAGCGTAGGCACGTGGATGGAGCAGCCGGCAGGCACGACGAAAGCCTTGTGTCCCTCGGGATCGGTGGCGTGGCCGTCTGTTGACCAGGTAAAGCCAGAGGTGATCATCGGGTAGTCCGTCACCTCTGCGTTCTGAGCCGTATTTCTCAGGCTCTCCCTGTCAGCCTCAGTATTGGCACGCAGAGCCTCGTTGATATATATCTTCGCACCTGATGTAGCGAGGAAGGCCAGTGAGTTGTCAAGCGGCATGGTGACACCGTAGCTGATACCCGTCTCATCTCCCTTCATGGCCGTTGCCGTAGCGGTGAGTGTTCCATCCTCTGCCTCCGTATCGACTTCAAGAGCCGTAGCAAAGGTATATACCTGCCCGTCTTCAACAGCGAGTGTCTGCGATGGCAGAACGTGGGTACCGTCAGCCGACACAGAGGAAGCGATCTCGACACTGGTAGCATTGATCGTGGCAAACGAGAACAGAGTGGCCTGTGTAAAGTTGACCGCAGCGGTGGCCACGTTGTTGATACAGATAAGCGGTGTGGTGTCCCCGTCTTGCAGACACATGATATTGAAACTGATATGCTCCGTCGATACCCCTTCGCCCGTCATCCATATCTCAACGGTATGCACGCCCGATTCCGTGGTGGCAGGGAACGCAGAGGCTGGGATGGTATAGTTCGTGGCGATGGTGGCATAGTTCTCGTTGGCACGATACGTCTTCGTCCACTCCGTATCACCCAACTTGACGTGCAGGGTCTTCTGGATAGAGCCACTGAAGTAGATGTTGTTGATAACGTAGTCCTGGTTCTCGTACCACGGGGTGTACCATGTATGAGAGCAGTTGAGCATAAGAGAGGTAAGGGTTGCCGTAAGGATGGAGGTCTTTGTCTGTCCCGACTCCGTTCCGGTTACGGAGATACGTACCTTATTCGTACCAACGGCAAGGAAAGCCCGTATGTCGATGGTAGCCGATCCACCAGATGCAATATTGCCGTTAAAGCGGTTAATATATCCGGAACCCGTATCGATAGCTACGATATAACTGTAATTCTCAGGGAATGCAGTACCCTCCTCTCCAAGTGCTCCTGCAGTTGTTGATGGAGTTATGGTTATATACTTGTTGGTATCGCCCGTCAGTACCGAGAAAATCGGATCGACATTAAGGGCAATGGAAATATTGTAGATTGTACCTGATAGGGTCACGGAAGATAGCACAGTTCCACCATCCTCATCGTAGAAGTATATAGTACCACCACTATATCTGGCAAAACCAAAACGCTCGTTTCGTAATACGGAAAGCTGTTCACGCATTTCGTTTATCGATGCCGTGATGACTCTGTTCTGAACGGGATTCTCACTTGTCGTTGACAGTTCTGCATCGGATGTTATGCTGATATGACTTATATCCTCTTGCAAGCCGGAGACTATATTACTTAACTGAGTAAGTTCCGAAGAAGACGCTTTCCCATCCAACGCTAATTGCAATGCATTGATTGCCGCTGTAATAACGCTGTTTCTTACGGCATTGACACTTGTCGTTGACAATGAGGAATCTATTGCAAACTGGATCGCACCAAGATCCACGACACCATTTGTCGGAGAATAACTTTGACTGTTCAAGATTATCCTCTGCACGCGCTGGCTGATCTGACTGGCCACTTCCTGAACGAAAGCATTCCAACCATTGTCACCTTCAGCATACAGAATACCGTCATCTGTTGCACCCTCATTGTCTAACTTACCTATCCATTTATCATACCATGCCATAATCAACCGAATTTAATTGGGAATTTATATGGGAATCCACGACCTCCGGCAGATGGAGTCGAATATTTACTTTTTGCAAGTTGGTACAGGATTATAGGAAATTCATTGTGTTGGGCATCGTTGTCAAGAGAACTCGATATTCTCTTGATAGTAACCTTGACGCATTTTGAAGATATCGTCTTTTTACCTACGACCTCAAATCCTATATCCTGATAGTCTGCCATTATAGTTTCATTTTGTTTCTATGTTTCAAATATCTCATCCATGCGAAGTTGTTAACTTCATTCCGATGGGTATGCTATTAATTCTTCAAGTAGGTTAACGTTTATCGTATCATACCACAAAGCACTATCTCCGATTTTCATATCATAATACTCTCCGTCACCATCCGTCCATTTTTCCACAGTGTATGTTGACTTATGTGTTAATACTCCATTAGAAATTCTGTATATTCCACCAGTCACAAGTTTGTTCTTTAGCACCCCCTTCTCCATGTAGTAAATAGTCTCACCATTAGCCAACTTCGTTCCTGTTGGCAACAAATTAGACATTCCATTAGAACTATAATAAAGACCGTCTAAATCCTCACCAGCAGAAGGGTCGTATATTTTTTGCCCTTGTGCATCAAGTGTAAAGTTCGCATGGAATTGGTATGCTGTATTTGTTGTTGTCGACGAAGAAGCATCATTATAGAAAGAACTTGCAGTATATTCGGCTACAAGCCCAAGAGTAAGTGAGCGTATATATACAAATATGGATTCAAATTCTGCTGCATGTGAATTGTTGATAAGGTCTGCCAATCCTGTATATCCAAGATTATAGCGAGGCGTGCCTTCTGCGTCACGGAAGATAAAATAAGGTATTCCCTTGTTGTCAAGGCCAAGTGATATGTATTCAACTCCGTTTTCGCCAGCAAAACCGACCTTTGAGCCAATGAATCGAACACCATCAATCGTGATTGCCATGCCAGCTTTCTTAAAGTCGTTCTTGACTTCAACACTAAATTCTTGCGCAGTAAGTGTCATTCTTGATTCGCTGCGTGTCCTTGCGCCTGATATGCTCATCGGGTCAGATTCGTCAGCAATGTAACCTTCCTCCAAACGAACATCGGCAATATAGAGATATACACTATCGTCTGACCCGAGTGCCCATCCGTTATTGCATTGAATGATGGGGACTGCCGTAACGCCAGTCTGTATATAGAACCTTGCGTAATACCGTTTCCACGATGTCGTCAAGTGGTGTAAGCATTCGCAACCGCCGTTATCATAAACACCATCCGTAAGTTTATCTGAATAGCGAGCACCGCCATTGTGGGTGGTATAACTTACTGTTGGAGATTCTCTATCCGTAGTAACATGCCCCCACAACCCTGTGTGAATCTTTAACCCACTTACCTCTGCCTTAGCCCAAAAACTGATGGTATAAACCTTTCCTGCGGTAAATAACTTTGTTCGTGGGTCGTCGCTCCATCCAATATAGTCGTTGTAAAGCAAAAATGGGGATGTCCCATCACTGCCAGCCATATTATTTCGATAGAATGTAAGCACATTGCCATGACCTTCCGCACCCGAAGCGTCTATCGTTTCGTTTGCGTTATTCTTCATGAATATCGGGTCTTTATTGTAATCAATGGTGGTTGAGTACATATTTGTGCTCACTAATTCTTTACCATCATTATCGCTTATACAGAACGATGTTGCTATCGTGCCACTTTCGACCTTTATATTTCTTAATGCCACCGTTGCAATGTCACTTGTAGAATAAGATACGGAAATGGAACTGAGAGTTGTTATATCGTCTACCGTAATAGTCTTTCTTTGCCATGTGGTCGAAACACCACTAATCGTTCCCACTACAGTACCGTTTACTCTTATACTTAGGCTTGTCGTTCCTGATAATGTTCTTGCATCAAAGCTAATAGTAACACCATCAACACTCTTACCGCCAAAGCCAGTTATCGAACCAACGGAATTGCCTACGATTTCCACACCGTATGCTTGGATAAATGGTACACAAGAGTCTGTAAACGAAAGCCCATCGGTAAATCCAAACAAGTTGCTGTTGTACTTCTGCGATGCAATATTTGCCTTGATCTCATTTGCGGCCACAGTCAACTCTGCCTTTGTCGCAATATCATCACCTACCTGGTTTCTCACCTCTTCCGCAATCAGACTTGATATTCCTTCTTGCACCACAAGACCGCCAGACTTTACCGTGGCATTTTTACCGTCAGCATCTGAAGTGAAGAAAGTGTTGAGGATGTTTATTGCTTTCGATGTTAGCAATAAAAGAGAAGTGTTATTTTGATCATAGACAAGCCCCCTTATCTGATTACTTAACACGTTAAATTCAGCGGCACTTGATATTGATACACGTAACCAGTCTGTTGACTGATAACTTTCCGAATTTGTCCTTGTCTTAGTACACACATAGATATCACGCCCCATAGCAAGCGTCTCTCTCGACAGCGGATTATATACATTGAATTTCTTCACGTATATGTTACCAGCCGTATATGGGACTACAGGAGTGTTAAGGAAGATCCTACGCATATACTCAGTACGTAGGTCATAGGAAGACAATGCCATTTGAACTGCTTCAATAGCAGCTTCATCGGTAATCTCTACAAACTGCGATGACTGTGCCTGAGATAATTTGGTTATGTTGTTATTGCCATCTACATTATAGTAGAAATTTCCCTCTGAAATAGAATGATCAGTCCCTTTCAGAATGTCGATATAACCACGAGAGTTGTTGTCAAATGCCGAAGGATTTACGTTGTACAGCCTCTCGTAGAAGGATCTGTAATCTTCGGAACCAACTTTTAATACCCAGTCACTTTCGTTAAACAACTCACCCTGTGCCTTTGCGTTAATACAAACCTTTACCTCTCCGTTATCGGCAATCCAAAGGTCGTTCACATCGTATGGAGGATATGGAGTGGTAGCGAAACACCTTATCTTTACTGCTGCGGCAGCCTGTGCAGCAGCGGCTCTTTCAAGTGCCTCTATCGTATAACTGTCCGTAATCTCTATCCATTGATAGACATTATTCTTTATATCCCATTGCCATGCCCTTCCACCTGTGTCACCGGTATTCTTTGTCTTGTCATAATAGACATCACCGACATGAGAGGCATATTCGCTCGTATTCCATGTGGATGCAGGCTCATTATTCAGCGTCGGCACTCCATAGCCGAAATAAATGACCATCAGTCCGTCCGTCTGGTTCTTTATCGTGTCAATATCACTTACAATGCTGTTCAGCCTGTCAACGATATTGATATAAGTACCATCCTGTGCCAACACCTTGAAAGTACCAACAAACTCTGATCCCTGCAGGGCAATGTAGGTCTTACGATGAGATGTGAGGTTAAAGTCGTTGATTCCCGAATAATGGGCGAACATCGGTGCATTCAGTCCTGCATCCGGAGAATTATATGCGGCAAGGATTATAGCAGACTGTCTCTGTGTCGCATCCGAGGCATTGCCGTTGTAGCCTAACTGAACGATTTTATCTCCGGCCTCAGGTATTGAATTGCTATCAGGATCTTTCTCGGTGGAAGAAAGGATAATGTAGTTGTATAAAACTTCCTCATCATTCTCTGTCCTGTTCGTAACTCCAGAGTCGATACAGCGCATCCAATAGTATTTATTGCTTATATTATAGCCACTTACATCCGACTCATTGAACGTCATGCAGATGACACCATCACCAACGATGAATTGATTGTATATTTTCTTCTCACCGTCCGTCGCTCTCCAAAGAAGACGATAGTCGCCTGCCTGGGTAGTCTCTTTGATATCAACCGTGGCATTAGCCGCCGTAAGGATGATGGAACCGCCTACACTTCTCAGTTCATCAATGATCAACGAGAAGAAATGAGCGGCTTTCGTAACGGTAAGTTTCTCTGTCGTTATCTCAGATGATGTAAGAGTGTTTATAATCGCTCTCGCAACAGTCAGAAGACCACCGATCGTAGCATTACCGGAAAGGTTTATCGTTGAAGCAATAATATCATCAAGAGTGGCATCACCTGTACTCGTTATAGCATAAGATCCACTCTCACCGAACTGTGCGCCACCCTCAAGTTGTGCCAGCAACTTCGACCTTAGTCCCTTTACAAAGGTAATGAATCCATTCTCCGTATCGTCAGATACCTTTGACAGGAAATAGTTTACGCCATAGGCAGCTATAAGGCTCCTGATCTGTGACGTATTGAGATTTCCCACATTAGTCTGTATGTTTGTGGTAATGGAATTGATCTGTTCCTGAATACGCTCAATCGTGCCGACCTCCTTGTCATTACGCAAAGTCAATTCATAAGAAGGTATCTGGCCGTTGCCATATTCCTTAATGCGCAACGTGTCAATGAATATAGATCCATCAATGCCGATATCCTCATCAGAAAAGAGTAATGTGTCACCCTCCTTTATAGTCTTATAATAACTTCTCGTACCTTCCTTCTTCGCAATATCGTTCTGGCGGGCCATAAACAGCTCGTCAATCTTTGGAGAGTATGTATAACGGACATACTCATTCTTTTCCAGGAACACAAGCGAACTCTCAAGCAACTTGACTGCATTAGCATTAATATAAGTGCTTGTCATTTCTATACCCGTAATGACAAATGAGTCACCTGTCCTTATCTGGTATGGCTCATTTGCAACCGACGGATTACCCATACTTGCGTTGAATGAGTAAGGGAACCACAGGTCAAGACCCGTATCATGACACCTTTCGCAATTACACTTCCATGTCCCGTCCTGATTTTGAGATACGCTCTTTACGGCAAAACTCCTGCCACCGCAATATCCGTCTGTCATTTCTATCGCGGTATCAGTCTGCAGTAAGGAACTGAAATCAAAATCACTGCCAAGATCAGGTATGGTGATATCAAAATTGTTGATGTTTACATCCTCTCCGAAAACACCGTTATCGTTTATCTTCTCGGCAGAGACGATCTTGTCAAAACCTGTATCCTTGATCGTTGCATATATCTCATCATCACCGTCAGAGCCATCGAATATCTTCGTAGATTCACGGATTCCCAACTTGCTTATGTACTTAGACAAGATGAACGGCTGATACTTATCCTTGGAGAAATAGGCCGTGTGCCCCCTCCATGTGGCAATACCGTATCTGTCAGAATTAGTGATGACATCAAAATCTGCGTTGTCAGGCACCTGTGCCGAACCACCGTTTGCAAGAACCCAGTCATATAGGCTCTGTGTCGGGAATCCCGGAAGCATCAGATGGCTGACGGACATATTATTCGGAAGACTTATGTTCGAGTCAAGCTGTCTTCTGTCCGAAGGCCACTTATCCTTGTCAACGCCGCCAATGAAATATATCCTTGAACCTGTCGTAAGGCTCGCCTGCACGTTTACCCTTATCCTGCCGGTAGTTCCGTTGACAGAACATACCGCATTGTATTCGTTCTCAGAGAAACGTATCTTTACGGCATACTCACCAGATGTTGGAACACCCGTGAAATAGCTCGTAGAGAAATCAACGTTTATATCATAGTATGAACTATCCGTAGATTCCACGTCACCGTAGCAGAGAAGTCCGAGGTTTGCATAATACCTCACGGGAAGATTCTTCTCACTGCCGTATGCAAACAGTTTCGTGATGACAGCCTGGTCACTGTCCGCATAACGCTCTATTTCGTACAGCCCCTTCCCCTTGCCATACTGGAAGACATCTGAAGTCGGTATTCCTACGGCACCAATTACAACGTTCCTTCCACGGTTAATGAAGTTAAGGCCGAAAGTGTCTTTTATGAACTTACATGAATCCCAAACATTAAGGTTATCTATGGTAATGTTCTGATTGACCTTCTCGTTCTCAAGAGCCGCCTGCTGATCTTCACTGTCAATGCCGTCGAAATATCTGTTCCATATTGCCAATGCCGCATTCTTCAGCGAATTAGTTGCAAAACGTTGCAGCGTCCTGTTCTTGTTCGGTGTGATGAAGAACCAGTAATCAGATTCGTCAAACTCATTCTCCGCACAATAACGGTTGGCATTTACCTGAAGACGATCAGCAAGGTCATCAATCGTTGAGCAATAGAAACTGAAATTAGGCAATCCGGTATAATGAAGATTATTGTCGTCAATGACATAATCAAGCATCTTAATGTCAGTAAGCTCAAAAGACAAAGAGTTAAACTTGACATCCTTATATGTGAAACCCTCATCGTAAGACCCGCTACGAGCCTTCTTTACCACGGTGGGGTCATAATTGATTACAAACTTTTCGTCCCTGTATATAATATAGTCCCCTATCTCAAAGTCTATCGGATAGGCGGAAGTGATATTCAGCGTAACAAAAGACTCTCCCATCCATGTACCGCTGTAAGTAATGGATGGCTGTACTGACTTCTTAACAGAAGATTGTCCTACGAACCTTTCTTCACCGTCTTTCGTGTATATCGTCAAGTCTATCATTGCATATTATTGTTACAGAAACAACAATCATATATTATTGTCTTCAAATAAAAGATCAACAGCCTTTCTGACACCGTTAACGACCTGATAGGAAGGTGTGACATTCGTCACTGGATCGTAAACCATAAATTTCACATTGAACTTGGCAACGGCATCAGGATCATTGCCGGAGACATAGAATAATTCGTTGCTTATCTCGGAAATGACAACATCCTTCCGTCCCAACTGAACATATTCGTTGTAGATAGCTAATCTGGCTGTCTTGACCGTATCGTTATTATTACCAGGTATCCTGCCATACAGGAAATCTATAAAGGCAGACAAATCAGACCTGATATATTCCTCTTCCCCGACATATAGGAAAGTCACGTCAATATCATATTCCTTGATCGGAAGTTTCTCGGGAATATATACATCAAGACCATCCTCATCCATCCAGTTCCTCGTCGGAAGATCCTTTGGAGTAGGATTTATTTTAAAGGGAAACTCCTGACAGACAATATTGAATTTTTCTTCCAGGTCAACCATTGTACCCTTGGTGTAACCTGTCCCGTCATAGTTTATCTGTTGTATGTAAGTCTTGAGCACTTTTGTAAATATTTTTTACAAAATTATATCTTGATATCCACAAACCGCTAACGTGCGTTTGGAAATGTTCAACGATATTGCGTAAAAACGGAGTTTACACTTAATATTAGGAATTGATTATTAATATCTTTGCAAGACAATTAATCGCATATCTGTATGAATAAATTAGTTAGAATAAACAAAGAACTGAGGGACACGGCTATCGAAAAAGGGCTGTGTGATGAATGGCAGAAGAAATGGGAAAAGGATATCAGCGAGGATATGCTTGTGAAAATGATGTTCAAAGGACTCGACTTCTGTCTTGCAAACAGATATCCGTCAAATGAATATATAATAAAAAACTTTGATTTGGATTTCAGAAGGAGAAACAACGTTTTCGTGAATGACAAGTATAGCGCATTGAATCCCAAAGAAGCACTTATCCTCGGTAAGTCGAACATTACGGTAAGGTATAATGCGAACCATAGCGGAAGCATTCACGTAAGAGACAATTCGTCTGTCAGACTGACAGCAAAGAACAACAGCTTTGTAATTGTACACCTTTATGACAACGCAAAGATAGATCCAGAGATTATCGGCTCACCAAGAATCGTGCTGATAAAGCATTCCGACAAAGTTACCATAAACGAAAAGCAAGGTATTGTCATAAAGGAGGAATATCAGTATCTCAAATAAACCGACAAATAATATATATAAGACAGCGGACACTCAAAAAGAAGAGTAAATCCGCTGTCTCCAATTATTAGGACAATACCAAACAAATCATTTTACATTCATCTTGTTAGCCCCGTGGATCACACTATCCAAGTGATCCTCAATACGGTTCACCTTTTCATATAAGGCTCCCTGACCAGACTCCATCATCCTTACTATGGCAGCAGTGTTGTTCTGTATTGAAGTGATACGACCCTCAATGCCTGTGACATGACTGATATAGCTGCTCCAATAGTTACTGATAAACTCCTTGTACAATGTATCTTCCTGCATCCTGATAACTGACACATCCTGCCTTATAGCATTTATGTAGCTTGCAAGAAGATCTGCGGTCTGTTCCTGGATACCCTTTATGCCGGATGAAACGGATTTCGATGAGTCGTCACCAAGGAGACCGTTAGAAAATCCCATCTGTTTCATCATTCCATTGACACCAGAAAGGAAATCATTGGCAGCGTTTACCATGTTGCTACCCTCTCCTCCCGGCTTGAAATATTCACCAAGGGCATTGACAAGTTTCCTTGACGCAGCAACAGGATCATCAACGATCTCATCCGTAGATACGACACCGTTGTCGCCGAACAACTTGTTTCTCAGGCGTTCCATCATCGGCTCAATGATTCCAATCTTCAACACTTCACTGACAATATCCTGCATTATGGATTTTACGGCATCATTAAAAGCCCTTGCCATATCCTCGCCATTCTCAAACGCAGTCATTATGGCATCGCCTAACTGATCAGCCCACGACTGGAAATCAATACCCCACAACTCTTTTGACAAATCTTCGGCATAATTCTGGATCTGCTCGTCAAGCTCTGCCATCTTCACCTTATACTCTTCGAGCGATTCAGAAGACTTCTTTTTCTTGTCATTCTCGGCATCATACATCTTCTGATAATCCTCACGCTGCTTTCTAAGGGCATCAATCTCCTGACGGTATCCAGTGCCTCTAAGACCGCCACGGCTGTAATACTCATACATTCCTTGGGCAGATGCCCCACTTCTCTGAGCGTACATATTTGCCATCGAGCGGCGGAGATCACCATTGTCATATCCCAATGTCCTGCTTCGTAACGACTTGATCAGATTCAAGGTGTTGTCTATCTTTTGAACATCTTCACGTAACTGTTCAATCTGATGCTCACGCCTCTTGTCATGTGCCTCAGACAACGCAACTATAGGCTTTGTGAACATCCCGATGGTATTACTGATCACACCACCAATATCACCATTCTTGACCGATTGGGCAATGCCGGAGATACTGCTTGTAACTCCATTGATGGCTCCAAGAGCACCGTTAATGCTCGTCCATGCGTTGCGATCCGTATCCACGCCAAGGGAATCCGCAGCCTGACGTACATTCTCAAAACCCTCACCGATACCACGCACGATATCATCAATCATCTTACATATCTTTACGACCTGATTGAGATTATCCAACTGCTTGTCAGAAAGGTTGAACACCTTCTTGGCTGTTTTCATTTCCTCCTCGGCGGCACGTCTTCTGAGAAGGGCGTTCATCACACCCGTACTGTCGTTGTTCCTCTGGGCCTTTTCAAGATCCCTCTGTGCGTTCTCATAATCAATGGCGGCTGACTGATACCTGTCAACAGCGTTATTACTGCGCTGTTTAAGCATTTCATCAAGACCACCTGTCATAAGATTAAAAAGATCTCCTTTCTTTGAACGCACTTTCTTTATCTGCTCATCAATCTTCTTTATCTCAGTAAGGAAGTTCTTTGCAGAAATACGTGAATTGGCAAGTTGCTCGGTAAGGTTTTTCCGAATGGCGAGTCCCATATTCTCTGCCTCGTCTATCGACATCGTGAGAACAGCGTCATAGAATTTCAGAAACTCCGGTGCCTGCTGAAACTTTTCCGTCTGCAAGCCCTTCAGTTCCTCCTGCGCCTGCTTTATGCGTCCGTCGTTTTTACCTCCCTCTTTCCTGATACGTTCAATCTCAGCCTCCTTGAGGGCGATCTTCCCGTCAATGTCAAGTGTCTTGTTCAATGCCTGTGCCTCTTCCTTCAAAAGATCAGCACCTTTCTTCCTGATATTCCCCTGGATTTCCGTGTAGGCTTTCAACATGGCCTTGTTACCGCCAAAGAATTTCTCTGCCTGAGATTCATCCATATTCCAGTTTGATATGGCACTTCCCCAAGATTTCTCAAGATGTTTCCTCGCTTTCTTCGAGGCATCATCCCACATACGGTAGTCACCAAATGCAAGTGACGCAAAACTCTCGTTGCCGGTCTGTTCAAGAAGGTATCTGTACAGGTCATATTTCTCTGCGTTTTCAGAGAGATACTTTTCCATTGCTTTAAGCTGCTCATCAAGATTCTTGCTGATCTGGTCGAAATCCGGGGTAAGACGTTCCTTACCAACCTCGAAAAGGAATTTGTCACGGTCTTTCGTTCCACCTTTCAGCTGTTTCTTGAAATCGTCTATCGCCTGTCCCCAATCTTTCATAGAGTATCTTGCGGAACCGTCTTTGTTGAAGAACTGCCCCCAAAGTCCAGTAGAGCGAAGTTTCTCGATCGCCTTGTCGTCACCGATCTTTTCAGCCCATCTCTTGTATTCGGTGTAGAATGCCTTTAACTCATTCCATTCCTCTTTCCATCCCTCCAATACGGTGTCTTTCTTGTTGCCGCCTGACCTACCCTTTTCTGGATCACCGTATTGATTGTAGTCTTTTTGCGCCTGTTTCAACCTTTTCGTCTCTTCGTCTATCGCTTTGATTCTGTCATCAGCACGTTTTTTTTCTTCAGGATCAGACCGATATACTAAAGAGTTTTGGAAATTAACAAGATTATTCCTTTCAGTCCGCAACTCCTTTAATTTCTTTTTTGCCTCGTTTCCTATGTTTGATTGTGTTGTGCCACTGAAAGTTCGGCCATAAGACTCAGCACTCCTGCGTTGTTCATCTTCAGATGCTTTTTTATCTCGTCCATATCTTTCCCATTCAAAATATGCAAGTGGATTCTTTTCTCTGAACTCGTTCATAAAGTCCAAGAAATTTTCATTATCGAGAGAATATTTCGGTCTTACCTTAATTGTACCTTCGATAACGATGTCGTTAAGTGCTTTTTTGCCAGCATCCCGGACATCCTCGAGATTTGAAATCGTTGTATCAAGAAATTTTGCGAACTCTATTTTTTGTTCTTCATTTGCTTTTGACAAGTCTATATCAGGATGATCGACATTGAAGGCATCGGCAAAAGCCTTTGCTATCTCATCCTTGTGACCACGCAATTCATTAACGGCCCCTTGGTAACTATACTTGTAAGCATCGCCAATAACAGAAGTAGCAGATCCGTAAAGTATTTCACGAACCTTTCCTACGGCACGCTTAAGTTCATTATTGAATTTCTCACCGTTATAAATATCACTTAACAAAGAGCTTTGCAGGTTTTCATCTAATGAAGAAAAAATATCCTTAGCACTCATCGAGGCAAATTTCTCCTGCCATTCTCCACGGGCCTTTAGAATCTTACTAAAAGCTTCACGTAACACCTTGTTATTCTTATCTAACGCAAGATAAAGGTCTTGTGCGTAATCATCAATATCTTTAGCATCCTTCAATGCGTTATCTCTAAACCAGTTTATTGGATTCCAAGCTGTTCCGCTACCTGTCATAAGGCCCTCTCCTATAAGTGCCTGTTTTCTCGCCTGTCTGTCATTAACTTGTTCCGAAATATTCCTCATTGCACCGTGAAGTATATCGTATTTCTCAGCAAGAGTCTCAACGGAATCTACTTGTTTTTTTAATTCCTCCGTATATTCGCCGACAGCAACGAGAGAATCTTTCATAGACTTGATATTATTCTCTAACTGTTCATTCGTCTTTCCCTGTGAACTTCCAAGTCGATCGGTAGTAGCCTGCAAATCCTGATACTTGTTGGTTGCTTTTGCTGCACTCTCTGCAGATTCCATTGCTGCGTCATTTTGGCTCGAAGTCTTGTTTACAATGTCAAACACCGCAGATAGCGCAAGCAAAGGCCATAATGATGCAAGGAAACCTTTCACAGCAATGCCAGCAGCACGCAATCCTTCACCAAGCAGAAATATTCCCTTTCTCCACATTCCGAGAACACGGACATTGCTGATTAGTTTTGCATCGAAACCTGCGGCTACTACTGCGGCCTGTGCTACGGATTTATTAACCTTGCCAAGCGCAACGGCTCTTTGTAGTTCTTCAACAGTGATTTTGTTTGTTGTTAATGCAACTTTTAAAGCACTGGCAGAGTATCGCTCGTTGAAAATGAGTTGTTCGTATTCGGCTTTGGTAACAAGACCTGCCGCCCTTGCAAGCCTAAGATTTGCATTTTCTTTTTGCTGTGCCGCAGATATGCTCTTGAGAGTTGCAGCCGTTCCTTCTCCTAAAGCGGTATTGTAAAGAGCCACGGCCGCTTTCCCTATACCGAATGCTGTTGCAACCATGAGGATGTCCTTTCCGAAACGCTCCCATTCTTTGGCACCTTGTGTGATCATCACTGCTATTTCTTTGAGCGCGTTACCGACACCGCCTTCTGCAATTTCACCATACATTATGTCAAAGGCATCACGCATATTTTTGAACTTTGCATTAAGTGCTTCTGACATAACTTCCTGCGCATTGTAGAACATACCTCCTTCATCCGTAAGCCGCTTCAATATCTCCTGTACATCATCAGCACTTATCTCCTTCTTCCTTACACGATCACGGACTTCTTTTGTAGAAATACCAAGATTCTCACTGAGCATTCTTAAGACAGGGACATTCGCCATAGCAAACTGTCGCAAAGTATATCCTGACAATGCACCTTCAGACCTGACATGACCCAATGCCAGGGCGAGACGATTCACTTCTGTTCCTGTAGCGGCAGAAATATCCGCCAATCGCTTAGTCCAGTCAAACAATTCATCACTTTCAAAAGAATAAGCTGCTAACTGTTTGGTCATCTGGTCTATCTGAACGACACCAAAAGGAGATTTAACGGCCAATTCCTTAACCTGACCAAATAAAGTATTGGCTTTTTCTGCATCGCCAAGAATAGCCGTTAAAGATAGTCTCTGTTGTTCCAACTGACCACCGGTTTCAATTATTTTATGTATGAATCCCTGTGCTCCCCATACACCGAGATACTGAGTAGCCAATGATTTTAAGTCGGAAAGCAACTGCGACTGACCTCTTGCATGATCATTTGTCTGTTGCAATGCCTGTGACAGCCGTTGTTCCTCTGATGACAGTTGCTGTGTTGCGTGAGCCGCTCTATTTGCTTCCGTGGTGAGTGTTCTCAACGCAGTAGCTTGAATATTCAGATCATTGGCAGCATTCCGATAACCGACACTACCCGTAATACGTTTCGCATCATGCCCTCCATGCTGTGCAATATAATCAAGGACGCGCTTGTAACGCTCCATCCGCTCAACAGCTTTATCGTATGCAGATGTATCTATCTTTGCGGCAACAGCATTGGCACGAATCTTTGCAATCTCCAACTTGTCAAACTTTGCTGCCAAGTCTGATACGGCAATACCAGCCCTGCGCATACTTTCAATCATCTGCGCATTCTCTTTTGCCGAGTTACGGCTTTCAGCGGAAACTTTTGATATAAGAGTTACAGCCTCTTGAATCTGCTGACGATATGCGCTACTGCTAATAGTTTGAGTTGCGTCTCTCACACCTTGCCTTGCAAGAAGACCCTCACGCAAATCCAGACCCGCAATGGCTTGAGAAAGTTCACTGCGATATAGACTTGACGGGTATGCCTGCATGATGGAAGTTAATGCAGAACGGAGGTTTGCTATTCTTTCCAGCTCCTTTCCGATATTCTGGTAATAACTAAGTTCCGTCTTCAGCAAAGAAACCACCCTGCTTGTACCTTCGCTTGTCAGGAATTGCGATGCAGTAAGCCCCGTTTGCGGGTGTAAGCCGCCATTCTTCTTGATAAGTTCAAGATTATTTCGGACTTCCAACAGAGCCATCTTGTACCGTTCCAAAGAAGCGACATTGAAACCTTTATCACCAAAAGTTTCAATAACTCGCTGCGCACGTACAAGTTCATTTTGAAGTCTCTCTACTTCGTTTTTCGCAACTTTGAAACTGCGAGACATGACATCTGACAACGCATTCTTGCCATTGAGTTTATTAATTAACTTCTTCTCAATCTCTTCTAACTCCTTGGTTGCCCTATCCTTGATAGCAACTTCAAATTTTAACGGATCTAACATGGTTTGTCTTTATTTTGAGTTTGGTTATTGTCTGTCGGTATCTTTTTTCCCGTATTCAGGAAAGTGTTGAGACTGAATCCTCTCTTTGCCCTCTCCTCCTTTCTTTTCTTCCAGCGTTCTACTGCCGCATCAAGTTTCCTTTTGTCAGGCTTGTAACCCTTGTCGCCTGGTTTCAGACTTTTTTCACTTGAAGTCCTCTTGTAAACTGTTATAGGCTGATCAATGTCTATCAACTGGATCTGAGCCGAAGTATGGCCCCAATAGTATTCATACATCTGAACCCTGACAAGACCGAAGAAGAAATAACGAGGAACTACAAGCCACTGTCTTTGCTTTCTGTCTGAGAATGCGCCTCCGAACGAGGTTCTTGAAGGATAGCTTCTACTTCCTTCGTTCTCATCCTCATCAGCGTATCCCTTGCCTCTGTCAATGACATGATAGTCACGAAGAACTGATTCAGCGGTACTTTTTTTTTGCCAGCTTCGAGAATCTTGTACAGCTGTATGTTGTCATACTGCCGTATATAATAGAACCAACGCCACAGGAACCAATAGCGGAATTTTAATTTCCAGTACCCGTCGAGGATGATTATCGCAGAAGCCTTACATGCAAGTTTCGTATCCTCAAAAATCTCATCCATCACATCACTGCCTGTCGTAACATCCTTGTCAACAGTTTTCTTGTGAAGCAACAGACGTGTAAGTTTTTCCAACTGGCCGTTCTTTAACCAGCGTATCTTGTATTTCTTTCCGGTGTTGGGTATTTCTACCTCATCCGCATCATTATTGATTAATGACAAATAAGCAAGCTGTGCATCTAATGACGGTTGCTCTATCTTCGGTTCTACATTTTCTTCCATGAAACTCGTATATAAAAAACTGATTAAAAAGAAATAGGCAGTGGCAGCATATAACCACCACTGCCCTTAGAGAGTATGCGTTTATCTGTTACAAAAGGATTAGCTATTACCTGAAGCAGGCTCCAAGATACCGAATGCATCCGTATCAGCACCTGCAGCGATGGCTCCGGTCAAGACAACGCAGAGAGGCTTGTTTGAACCATCGAAGATAGCCTGAGCCATGAACTTTGCCTTCTTGATGAACAACACCTTGTCCTCAGTGTCATTCAGGATGAGAAGACCGAAGTAAACGGCTTTCTGAGCAGAAGCATAAGCCTTTCCTGTGAGAGAGGTCTTTCCTCCAACAGTTACGGCAGCCGGAAGCGTGATAGTAGCATTAACGCCATTGTCACCGAAACAAGCCTGCATGATTCCTGTCTCGTTACAAGGAATCTCCAGAGTGATCTCACCGTCACCAGGAGTGAAGGTGTTTACCCAGTCTGTGTTCAGACCCTTCACCTTGAAATGCCCGATACTCGGCTGTCCTGTGTCAAAGTTGAAACCGGAGTCGTCAGAGACAGGGAACTCCAGCATGTCATCCTCAGAAACAGTAGCGGCTCCGTTATTCGTGGTAATACCACCCTTTACAGCAAATACAGAGCTGATGCCCTCAAAAACATCACCCTGCAAATCAATCTTTCTTTTTAATGCCATAGTCGTAAGTTATTTCGTGTCGTTAAACAATAATCTATATAGACCTCGCATTGAGTTTCGTCCTCAATTTAAAGGTTATTTGAGTAACTTGATAGCCGTAACCGTCTTCACCCTGCATAAGAACACTTGGCTTTGTCGCAGTAATATGCTCACCGTTAATTGGAAACACATCAAGAATCTTCTGAATAAGATCACTCTGGGAACCAATATTCACAGTCCTGTCATTCTTCGCCTTACAGAATACTGAAAAAATCCCATAGCAATCAATCATCACATCTGGATTTCCCATGATACGACCTCTGATCTCAGTAGGTATCTTCACTACAACAAAACTCGACAGTTCCTTGCTCGTCTCATTCGGGCGGTCAAGAAATGTCTTGTTGCCGATACCCTTGACAGCATCGACAAGATCATTATAGACAAGATATATCAATGGTTTTCCTGACATAGACTTATACTCTTGATAATCTTAAATATGTAATACCAACCTTTTCCGTATCAGCATAGGTTCTCATGATTCCGGTAGAAGATCGCTCCTTCTCAATCCAACCAGCATATTCAACAGGATAGGCTACGACAATATCAAATAGGTTTTTCCCTCTCGGAGAGTAAGACCAGAAAAACTCCTTTGCATCATCAACACCCCAACCGCCATTTGTCTCAACAGTAGGGATATATGTGCTGTTAGTCCCTTCATAGTCCGGTCGAAACCTATATGCCTTATAGCCAATCCCTGACTTGGCAGGGCGCAATCTCATCTTTACCCGTATGGCCTCCGGAACATACTTCGCTGCGTAGGCGGCATATACCGGCTTGCCTTTCTCGTACAGGCAGACGACGATCGAATTGATAAGGTTTCCCGTAAAGTCATGTGCCCTATTATTCTGCGCTCTCTGCTTTATCGCTTCTTGGCAGATATGTTCGCAAAACCTTATACAACGATTCCTGATTTCTTCAAGAATCCTCTTCTTGTAACTGCTGATCGCATTTCTTACGATATCTGAATTAGTTGCGGACATACTTCCAGAGAATGTGAGTTCCTAAATTACTCGGCCTGATGTCGATCACAAGACCATATTCCTCATATCCGAATCGCTTGAGTTCTATCCTATCACCCTCCTGCGGTATTGTCTTCTCCGTCCACTCATCCTGTTTGAGAGGCAATGCGAGTGTTCTGTACGATGCAATAACATCTCCATTGTCCGATATCGTGTCACGGTTGTCACTCCTACAAATCCCATCATAGATAACAGTTGCGCCGTCCGGCAGATCAGTTCCACCGACACTACCTTCTTCATGGTCTGCGTTATCTGTCTCTCCTATATCATCCACCATCGGGTCGTATTCCGAAAGATCAGGCTGATCCTCCATTGGCTCCGTATCTGCATAGCGGATTATACGACAACGGTGAGGGAAACGAGGGTTGCGGATGTTTGTCATTTGTATCTTCGGATTTTATGGAAACCAGTTCCCTTCATACCCCATTTGGGGGCTAAAGATTCTATCCTGGCATCTGTGATTCCCCATTTTGCAAGTAAGTCACGGGCGAGAATCAGGAATTGCTGTAATTGAGATCGTGACCACTGCTCACTTCCTTCAGAATGCTCCCAGTCGCCATCCCTGTCAGTCACTTTCTGAGACATGATAGGGTTGAATGCTATGCGGATAAGCAAATAGGCAAGGGAAAGGTCTTTCTGCTTTTCAGTAAGTTCAGTAGCCGGAGTACCCTCTTCAATCGCCGCATCAATGAGAATACCTTTGATGGTACTCTCACTGATATTGGCGTTCGGAGATATGCTTTTAACATACTCCTCAGCAGTTATTGCCTGAATCTGTTCGTTTTCGGCCATTCGTTAAGTCACTTAGAGTGTTTACTTACTCTTCCTCCCATACGGTAGCAATACCGTAATCGTGAACGTTATTGAAGACCGGACCAGCATAGAGCTCGCAGTCAACAACATTCAAGATCGGATCCTCCTGCCAGCTGTTGCGGACAGCGATACGACCTTCAACGAATGAGTATCTGGTTGAGGGATCGAGACCGCCCATCTTCACGCGGTCAACGAGAATGCTGTTCATGCACTTCATCTCAAACGGACGGTATGCACGGCTGACAGCAGCCATGTTGTGAATGTCGAATGCCGGAGCATCAGCAACAGGCTTGCCGTCTTCCTCGTGACGTGACTTGAAGTCAATCTCCTGGAACGGCCATACCTTCATGTCGTTGTGCATCCAGTTCAGAACGTCGGTGCGGACAACCTTCACATCCTCTGGATGGAAGTAGTTCTTGCTTGCCTTGTAAGCGTTCACGACACTCGGATGGAGCACAATCTTGTCAAGCAGGGTCTTCGAGAGCTTCCAGTGGTCAACACCAAGAGAAAGCGTATCTGTGTAGTAGTTCTGGAATGTGATGAAATCCTCAATCACATCAGCATTCTGGTTTGCAGTGCCGTCTGCGTTGAACCAGTTCTTACCTTGGTCAGGAGCAACAAAGTTCTCCTCGGGGATGTCGAACTTGAAGTCGTAGCGATAACCGTCAACGGCAACATCATGGATCTCTCCTGTTGACATTGCCTGCATTACCATATAGGTAAGCTCGTTGTGTAAACCGCCAAGCATTGCGTCGGAGTTCGTGATGAAACAATCGACAAGAGACTCACCAAAGGTAATGTCATTGAGCTTTGAAATGCGGCGAAGCTCGATCATATCGTCCTTCGTCACGTTAAAGCCATGACCAACCTGTGGCAGAGTTCCGCCGTAAATGTTCCATCCCTGAGTGCTGCGCTGCGGCTTTCCTGAATGGGTACCGAGCACGCTTGCACGTACCAGGATCGGTGTCTTCTTGATTCCCTGTTTCCACTCGCGTTCATTGGTAGGCTCTCCCCATGATGCAAACTGTCTCCACAATGCACGATTGTACTTGGCGTTCACATTATCGAGGATGAGACCAAAGTTCTCAGCATCCACATACTGATGCAGACCACTGATACCATAAAGATTTTTGTCTCTCATAATCTAATCTCCTTTCTTTGTTTACTTGCGGTTCGAGAAACGGAAATAGCACTCGTTGTCACGCAGAGCCTTCTTGAGGCTTGCAGTCAGAGGAGGCATACGACGCTCCAGAACGGGCTTCTCCATGCAGTTCCAGATGTAGTCGATGTCGATTGCATAAGCATCGGGGTCGAGTACGTTGTCACAGTAGGTAAGACCGTTCGGAATGACCTTAACCAGGTTGGTGGTCACGGCATCATTACCTTCGCCCGTGGTGGTAGTCACGCACTCTGCCAGCACAGCGCCCTCCGTCACACCTGTCACGGTCAACCGACTTTACCTTGAAAGTGTAGAGAGGAACGATGGTACGAGCCTGTTCGTCGGCATAGACCAGAGTTCCGGCTGCCATGACGTTAGGATAGGCAGGCATCAACGTGGTGTCGCACGAAAAGCCACCGACGGCAATAGTAGGCTTGCCCTCGTAGCACTTGCGGACACCACCAAAGTTCTTGCTGAACTTAATGTAGTTGTTAATAGTTCCTGTTCTCATGTCTATTTCTTGTTTTGTTAAAACTAACCTTCAACGACTTTGCAATCAGGAGAAGGTCTTTTCTACTTCAGCGGCATATTCTGCGTTTGCAGCAGCCTCTCTCTTCAACCTGTCAATTCTGTCTTTCACGAAAGAACTGCCACCGCTGTTTCCTCCGGTGCTGTCTCCACCGAAAGGTTTGCCTCCGTCGGCATAGTAACGATGGTAGCGTTTCTCGTATGCGCTGATAACGGACTGCTTCAAGCCCTCAAAGGTGGGGTTGTCGCCGTAGTCAATGTCATCCAGCGCATCGTCAATGCATGCCTCGTTATTGGCTTTGAGGTTGACAAGATGTTGTTTGAGTTCTGCCCTGACGCGGTTCTTGGTTTCGGTTTTCTCCCGTTCGGTCTGGTTAGTAACAAAACTGGAAATGGTCGCAAGCGATTTTGCAAGTTCACTATCCTTGCCGGTCAACTTCTCCATTGCTTTCGCAACAGCCTCGTCGATCTTGGCTTGGGTGTCCTCGCTGCCGCCACCGCCTTTGTTTCCATCACCGCCTGTTTCCGGGTGATCCTTCTTGTAGTCTTCCAGTGCTTTCTCGGTTGCTACACGAATACGCTCTTCAACATCTTTCTCATGCTGGGTTGCATATTCTTTTGCGTAGTCTGCCTTGAACTTCTCCGTGAAAACCGCATCGTCGTGGCGTTTCTGTCCGGCATACTCTGTGAGAGCAGCAACGGGGAACTTCCACGTTTCTTCGGTAATCTTCGTGTCGTCTGTAAACAGAGGAAGGTACACGTTGGCGATACCCTCGAAAGTTTTGTCACTGATGGACTTGCAGTTGTCTTCTCCAACCCGAGTCCTAAGATTCTGAATGAGAATGTCTTTCTCCATTTTTCTTTCTGATTTAATTTAAGCGCAGGCTTTTTTATTTGCCAAAAGTGTAAATTATTTTTAGCAAAATTATATTAAAGTAGATTTTGTAAAGTATTTTTATTTTGGAAATCTTACATTTCCATGCGTAAATTCCACAAATATAAGGTGTTATTAATACTTTTGCTATCAAATCAAATGTAAAGAAATATGACATCTAATAATCAATGTAGCCTGCGGACGAACAACGGTATTCCGATTTACCCCTACGATTATATTGAGAATTTGAGGGATAATGCAAATGACAAGAAAACCCCAAACAACTTTATTGCCCAGAAGGGAGCACAGGAAAGCGGATTGGGATGTGATGCCGATATTATAATATTCGGAGGAAACAGAGGAGGAGGAAAGGCAAATCCCTACTCTACCCCTGTTGCGACACCTTCGGGGTTCAGGAAAATGGGAGATCTTGAGATAGGAGACCCTATTTGTACGCCTTATGACGGTGTACAGAAAGTCAGCAACATATTTGAGCAGGGAGAAAATACGGTCTATGTCTTCCACTTCGACGACGGAACAAGCATAACCTGTATGGATAATCATAGGTTTTGGGGTCGAATGTCAATCTGTGAGGATTTCAGGGAGTTGACCGCAAGGGAGATTATGGATAACTACGTGATCGGAAGGCCATACCCGCTATCCCTGCGCAACGGGAAAACCGAATACGTAGAGATACCGTTGTGTGGTGAAGTAGAGTTGAACGAAAATCACACGACTGCAGACCTTCCGTTGCATCCGTATATCCTTGGCTATATAAGCGGAACTGGATTCTGGCAATTTGAAAAGACAGGATTGAAGATATCCGATGATTATTACGTAGCAAGATCATTTCGCAAATTAGGATACAGGCTAAGGAAAAGCAGAACCAACGGATACTACTATCTGAGGGGATTGTCCGACAGGAACAGAAGACGCATCACATGCAGCCGATCAAGACAACCTGCGAGAATACCGCAGGAATACAAGACCGCATCTATATATGCAAGATGGTCATACCTGAAAGGGGTAATGTTCCAGAAAGGAAGGTCTATGCACAAGCACCCGTACCTTGCACTGCCGAACAAGATCCTGATAGAGGAAATTGCAGAGATGGCGAGGTCACTTGGTGTATGGGCTCGCGTTACTCAGGTTGAGGACGATCCCGAAAGAATAGGATTTTGGAAGGTTTCTTTTGTCGCTCCTGATGATGGCGATCTCTTCCAGAGGGTGAACTTCAGGCTGAGGGCACATGTCAATGCGGATAAGCCAAAGGGACCTAACGAAATGAACGTACTAACAAAGAAACTTCTTTTCATCACGAAAAGCAAGCACAGACAGAATTGCAGGTGTATAACCGTAACTGGACGTGACCACCTGTACATGACTGACGGATATACCATCAACCACAATACGGTCACTATGCTGTTTGAGCCGATATATGACATAAAGAACAAGCATTTCAACGGCATTATATTCCGAAAGAACAAAGATGATTTCGAGAACATCATCAACGAGAGTAAAAGATGGTTCTCACGTCTCGGACGATATAACAAGTCTAAGGATGATATGACCTGGAACTTCAACACAGGAGCGAAACTCGGTCTTACCATCTACGACATGCCAATGTCGGATTTCGATATAAAGTATCGTGGGCAGCAGTTTGCATATATCGGCATAGACGAGCTTCCGCAGATGCCATTCGAGATGTTTAAGTTCCTTATGACATCAAACCGTAATACCGTAGGTGTTCATTCGAGGATTCTCGGAACATGTAACCCCGATCCTTTAAGTTGGTTACGGAAATTCCTCGATTGGTGGATAGGCAACGAATATACAATCTACTCGGATGGGAAAAGACACCCTGAAAGAAAGGGATTTGTCATTCCAGAACGTGACGGGGCTGTCAGATATTGCTACATGCCTGACGATTCCGTGGATAATATCATTTGGGGAGACACCCCGGAAGAGGTGTATGAGCAGTGTAAGGAAATGATCGACGATGCATGGGACCCTGAATGGGAACAATATGGCTACACGAAAACATCATTCTTCGTGAAGTCCGTAACCTTCATCAAGGCAAGTCTGAAAGATAACAAGGCTCTTCTGAAGAATGATCCCGGATATATAGCATCGCTCCTCAACCAGCCGCCTGAGATACGTGCAAGAGAGTTTGACGGAAATTGGGATGTCATAAAGATGGGAGACGACATAATCCAAGCACACCACCTTGACAGAATCTTCCAGAATGCCCAGATGGTCGGTGATAAGGTGCGTCGTGCAACCTGTGACGTTGCCGGAACGGGTGGAGACAACTGCGTCACATGGTTTTGGATCGGGTGGCATGTTGCGGATGTTTTCGTCTGTCGAAGAGACCCGTTCACGACAACATCCGTCATAAGGGCAAAACTGCAGGAATGGGGAGTATTGGAAGAAAACTTCGCATACGACTTGAACGGCATGGGACAAGTGCTGAAAGGTGCTTTCCCAAAGGCTGTCCCATTTAACAACCAGGAAGCGGTTGCCTTGAAAGACAAGCACCTATACGACAACAAGAAATCGCAATGTGCATACAAGTTTGCCGAGAGGACGCAACAGACAGGCTGGAGCATTGAAAAAACACTCCTCAAGAGAAAGTACAAGGTCGGGAAAGACGTAAAGACCCTGTACGATATACTTCAGATAGAAAGGAAATGCGTCAAGCAAGATATGTCTAAGGAGGATAAGGGATGGTGTCTGATTCACAAGGAACAGATGAAAAACAAATCCGTAGTAGGACACTCCCCGGACTTCTTTGAATCATTGTTCATGAGGGAAATCTTCGATATCAAGCATACGCAGGCCGTGATACCAGACTGGCTGAAGAAGAATGGCAAGCACAGCCGTATCAGAAGCGTCAGGAGGCTTACAAAAAGAAATAATCAACACGTTCAATAACAAAACACAAAAATTATATGGATGCAGTCTTAGAAAAAACCAGTGTGAAGCTAAGGGATCTCCTCACAAAGAAACCCTTTACGAGAATCTTGCCGGATGGCCATTATGATCATGGATATGTCTTTAACGATGTCGCAGAAATGCCATCGCCAAAAGACAATCTTAAAAGGAAGATCGTTACGCAGGAGGATTTTCTGCGTGAACTCGATCCTGCCGGACACCTCATCAACGACAAAGAGCTGTTTCCGGATATCTGGCAGCAGAACGATGAAGACGGACGATGGTACATACAGGAGATACCAAGATATGCGTTCTCCTACCAGCAGATCATACTCATCAAGCACCTGACTCACCTCTGCGGCAATGATATCCAGTTCGAGCTCTCGGATAAAAGCGTCACTGAAGAGAAGGTCAGAGTGTTCAATGATTTCCGTAACGGATGGGCGAACAAGAACATGGAAGTGGCATGGTATCAGCTCGCAAAATCCGTAAAGGCAACAGGTGACGGTGCATTCGTGGGATTTCTCGACAAAGGTGAGTTCGGATGGAAAGTCCTGTCTTTCCTTAACGGTGACAAGCTGTACCCGCACTATGATCTAAGGACGGGTAAACTGAGCACGTTCGCAAGGACATACTGCAACTACGCAGAGGATGGTAGTATAACAAAGAAATACATTGATGTCTGGGATGACACCTATTACTACCGTTTCGTTACCGACGGTGATCCAAAATCCATCTTGGAAAAGGCAAAGCAGGTCGTATTCAACCTGTTCACTACTGAAGGATATAAGTTGGAATGGATGGAGGAACATGGGTTTGACTCCATTCCCGTAGCATATATGAGGGATGACTACGGTCCCTGCTGGACGTTTTCAGAAGAAACCATCGAAAACTACGAGATCGCATTCTCCAACCTCGCACACAGCAACCACGACTTCGGACTTCCTATCATGTATGTGAAGGGTGAAGGTAGCGAGGAAATAACCACTCAGGATATGTCCTATGCGTCGAAGATCATGATCCTGCCATCTGACGGAGAAATAGGATTCCTCAACAGACAGGATGCAAGCAACGCATACAAGGCAGAACTTGACAAACTCGAGGATAGCATCTACAAGCAGTCATTTGCCGTGAAGACTCCTGAACTGAAGTCAGGCGACACACCGGGCGTTTCACTGAAAATCATGTATTCCGATGCTTACGAGAAGGCAATGACCGACGCACAGGAATACGACAGCACTGTTGACAAGATGATCGACATCTTCACATGGGGATATGGTATAGAAAGCGAGAACAGACTGGCTTTCCTGAACACGAACATAAGACACTACATTGAGCCATATATCCACTTAAACATCACTGAGTTGACCACAAACCTTAACACAGCCGTGGTAGGAGGTTTCCTGTCTAAGCAGACCGCATCGGAGAAATTGCCTTATGGAACACCGCAGGAATGGGAGCGCATACTGGCCGAAAAGAAAGCGGAACAGGAACATGAGCTCTTGCTTACCGAGCAGAAACTTGAGATCCAGTCGGATATCGCCATCAGTCAGGCCGAGGCCATGGCAGAAATTGAGGCCGATTACACTCAGGAAACGACCACTTCAACCGAAACCGACGAGAATGGGAACAAGAAGACTACTTCCGGCAAGGCAAAACGACGTTCAAAAGGTAGCGTAGCAACAGCCCGTGGACGAAAGAATAAGTCTGGGAAAATGTGGGATCAGTGGGGAAACGAAATTGACCCATCAACAGGTAAGGCAAAAAGCAAGTGGTCGGACTGGAATAGAACTCACTAACAACTATTTAACTAAAATTCATCCCAATTAAATTTACATATTCCAATTTATATTATTAACTTTGCACAAAATTAAACGTACAATTATGGAAAAAGAAAATTGGAAAGACGTAAATGGCTATGAGGGCTTATACAAAATAAGCTCTCTTGGGAGAGTTTTAAGGCTAAGGAAAGAAATAGTTGACACTCTGGGTAGAACTATTGTTTATGAAGAAAAGATCCTTAAAAACAATATTTCAAAAAGCACAGGCTATCCGTTTGTATGCTTAACAAAAGATGGGAAACATAAAAAGCATAACATACATACACTGATTGCTGATGCTTTTATACCAAACCTGAACAACCTACCCTGCATCAACCATATTGATGAAGACAGGTCAAAATCTGTATTGTCAAATCTCGAAAGATGCTCTTATCTGTATAATAACACATACGGAAATATAAAACGGAAAAGAAACGACACTTTACGAGAAAACTCAATACCTATCATTCAATACTCAAAAAACGGAAAAGTTATAGCGAAATATCACAAAACGCTTGCAGAAATGGAAAGACTTCTCGGTTATTCTATAAAAGGTTGCATAAACGGCAACAAAACAACTGCTGGAGGTTTTGTATGGAAACGTGAAGGTGATCCATTCGATTACAAGGGCTATAAGTATTTCAATAGACCTGTAAATCAGTATGATTATTACGGAAACCTCGTAAAGTCATACGATGGTGGACTTGAAGAAATACGCGAAACAACGACTTTTGATATTGATAATATTAGGGGGTGTCTTAAAGGAAAGTGTAAGACATCTCAAGGCTTCGTATGGTTGTTTGATGGTACAATATTTGAATATACACATACAGAAAAAAAGAAGAATGAGAAAAAGGAAAGAATCAAATATGGTCAACAAAAGGGTGTAATCAGAATTGATAAAAATGGGAACACAATAGAATCTTTCCAAAGTGTATCTCACGCCGCAAAAGTTTTTGGCTTTGACAGGCACTACTTTACTCGTACAAAGGCAAATAATGGCGTAATTGAGATTCGTGGTATGAGATTCATTGTAGAAACCATTGAAAATGAAAAAATACCCAAAGGGCATAAAGGCGAACGTCCTGATTTGAAAGGATTGCACTCGAAACCAATATGCAAATATTCGTTAGATGGTCATTTCATCAAAGAATATCCGTCTGCTGCTTCAGCAGCAATAGAACTTGGAAACAGGAACAAATCTGCTTCTATAACGAATTGCTGTAGAGGTAATCTAAAAACAGCATACGGGTTTGTGTGGTATTATTCCGATAAACAACCGAAAGTAAATCAAAATGGCAAATAAGGTAGTCATAAAACTCGACACGGCAAAGTATCAGTCACCCACGCAGTCCGACATCAACGCCGCAAAGCAATTCATATTACAGCGTGAGGAATATGCACGTGGATTGGTGGCAAAGATTGATGACAGCCTTGCTAATGCGGCACAGGAAATCGTCACTATCTGCTACAAGTACAATGTTGACCCGAAAGATTTTGTAATCAGCAGTGAATACAATGCGCAGATGATGAACGAGATTTCGACGGTCATGGACGATCTGGAAAGCGAGATTATGGACTATATCTTGGAGTATTCAACAAGAGTGACTACGGACAAAGAACATACCAACGCGCTTGCGGCATGGATCGCCCTTCTCGGTCGAGGAAACAGAAACTTGCAAGACACACTTGACGGCTATCTTTACAAGACTCTGAAAGATTGGGAAGCCGCTATTGCGGCTCTAAGACATGCAAACGTAAGCATGGCTGATGCCGTTACGAAGTTGAAGTCTCACCTGCATACCATTTACACAATGCCGGAAGTGTTGGCTGCTTTCAAAAACCCGGAAGAGTTTCGTGCGACATACTTACATAGCCGTGGTGTCATGCAGGGTGGCGTAGGACTATCAAACAATGGTAGCACAAACGTTACGAACATGGCACGAACCACCCTTCAGATGGCTTGGATGCGGTCGCAGGTAATGGACTACAAAGAACAGGGGGCAATAGGACTTTATGTCCTACGTGGTAGCAGTTATCCTTGTACATTATGCGACGACAACTGCGGATTTCACCCGATTGAAGAATCCTATGGAGTTTTGCCAGTCCATCCGTCGTGTTGTTGTTATGCAATTCCAATATTCACCAAAGAATAATTAAAAATCGCATTAAATTATGGAACTATCAAAGCAAAAACAGACGGAAGCAAAGAAATTGAACGTCACGGTTCAATATCTCGTGATGGCAGACTTGATCTCGGTAGGATATTCAGAGAGAGATGCCTATACAATAGCCTATCCCGAGAATGCAGCACTTGCTGTACGTCATAACGACAGCATACGTCAGAACATCCTGGAAAGTGCAAAGTTCAAGAAACTTCTTGAAAACAGACTGTCAAGGATAAAGGATGGAGTAGCTGCACCGGTATTGCTCGATGAGGTTGAACTTGTGGGAACCGAGGAGGTGATGAAGGAGATACTGCGTTCTGCGAAACAACAGCCGGTAGGATCAAAGGAACGCGCTGACCTTTTCGCAAGATACAATGAGATAAAGACCAAGAGCGAGCAGGGCGTGGAAGAAGATACGGACAACATCAGTTTCTACCTTCCTCTGAAATGTGGCCAGTGCCCCCTACTCTATTCATACAATGAATACCTGAAAGAAAACAGGAGTCAAGAGGTGAGACCTGTTGAAATGAAACGGATATTGAGCCTTTCCCACAAGATCATTCAAGCCGCAAAGGATGCGGAATAACATCTGAGCATGTTTACATAAAAAAAGATAAAGTGGTCGAAATTGACCACTTTATTGTTTTAAGCAAAACTATATATTCGATAATTCCGTGACTGAAAGAGACTATTTCTTTCTCACATAGATATACTTCCTACCTTTATTCATAAATTCCATGTTTTCGTCATCTACTTTGATGATTGTATATTCTTCATCAATCTTATTTTCCATTTCCTTACCATTAATAATCGCTTTATCTGAGTGGAATATAAATTTATCTTCAGACAACATTTCCCACTTACCAGAAATAGTAAAACCGATTGAGAAATCGTCCTTTTTAACACCCGCTTGAAGTTCGTGTTTCTCTTCAAAGGTTCCGTCTGCTTTAATAGTAAGAACAGACACCAATCCAACATTACCACCTTCGGATACCTCACTTGATTCACTCTTCACCCAAGTTCCGATCAGCTTGTTAGATTCACCGCAAGATACTAACGCTAATGCAAAAACGATAAACAACAAATACTTCCTCATCTGATTCAATGTTATTAGTTAATACTACTTTTTATTTTGCAAAAGTAAAAACAATTTTTATAAATACACCGCAAATCCTTATCTTTTTTCGTGTTATAAGTAAAAACAATCCGTAATTGCCGTTAAAAAAGCATAATAAAATGCATGAAGAATTACTTTAATTATTTGTATCATATTCGTATAAATTCGTAGTTTACCGTGTTTTACGGCGTTTTTTATGAGCAAAATACGAATAACACCCTGTTTTTGTCATTTCAGGAATTTTATTATCTTTGCACAAAGAAAAATAAAAATTTGGAGGTTTAAAATAAAATGACTATATTTGCAACGTCTAAGTTTTAATGGAGTGCGACGGAATTGTCCGTCCGATGCGTTGCAGTCGGGCTATTTTTATGCCTAATAGCAATATTGGCGGAGTATGCGAATCCCGTGACATGATCTATAATGGATATGTCGGTCACACTCTGAAGACTTAGACAGCGGGCAAGTGGCTACTCCGCTTCCTTTATGGAGAAACGAGCTGCAAAGTCTAAAAAATCAGAGTTATGTTAAATTTTCAATTAACCAAGTCCAGTAGTGACAGCGACTTGAAACGGTACTTTACCGCAGTGTTAGAGTTGTCGAAGTCCGACAACAAGTTTCCAATCAATTTTGACGAAGTGTGGTCGTTGGTCTATAAAGATAGGCGAACCGCAGTTGCAGAACTGAAGGATAAGTTCTTCCAAGATGTTGATTATCAGACGGTGCGGAAAAAAGTGCAATCGTCAAATGTGGCAGGTTTTACCTATGCAACGGACTACTATTTGTCTTGCTCCTGCCTCGAATATTTCATTGCCCGCAAGGTTCGCCCCGTCTTTGAGGTCTATCGTCAGGTATTCCACAATGTCGCAAGTACACCGGCACTTCCACAGAATTACAAAGAAGCACTGAGACAACTCCTGGTGCAGGTGGAAGAAAACGAACGTCTCTCACACGAAAACTCAATAATGCTACCGAAAGCAAGGATCTACGATGATGTCATACAGTCACCAGATGATGAATGGCTCAATACAACATCAGCAGTAGCCAACGAAATAGGCATGTCCGCTCAGAAATTAAATAAAATGCTCGTGGCATGCGACATCATATACAAAGCGAAAAACGGTGATTACCTATTCACATCAGACTACCTAAAATGGAATCTCGGAAAGTCGATCAGCGTTGTTGTAAACGAGAAAAAGGGGCATATCCGCACATACATCAAATGGAACACACGGGGACGTGCATATATCCACGCCCTCCGTGATACAGACTGGAACAAACGCAGAGCCTGGCATCTGCTGAAATACGGAAAGGAGGCGGAACTGTCATGATAAAACTCAAAATAGGTCCGGTGTGCCTGTACATGGCAACACGACGGACAAAAAGACGCAAAAAGATCGACGACGTGCGCAGGAATACACAACTGCCATGCCAGGACTGCCACAATGTGATCCATAAGGTGAATAATAATAACAATAAAGACATCTATAAGACAATGAATAATTCAGTATTCCTTTCAGAAAAGGCAAAAGAGAGTATCGAGAATATCCGTGACAACAGTAACTTCATGTTGAAGAAAAGCGACATCGCAGACTCACTGTCAACACTCGCAGGCATGATGCAGGCGGGAAGAGACGACGAGGGTATCAACGTGTGGACTGATGAGATCATAAGCGCAATGCACACCATCGGCGAATACAACAACCTGATCAACAACCTCAACGAGGAACATGACCAGGATACGGGAAAATTCAGATACGTAATGAAGAATACCTGCATGTAAACAAAAAAAATAAGGGTGCCATGACACCCTTATCCCTTAACAGAAACGCATCGTCACCGGTGCGTTTTTTTATTTGCACATACTGTCACTGATCCCCGGAGAGAATATCAGCCGCCTTCTCTGCAAGCTCCTCCTGACGGATATCCTGCTCGGTAGGCTCGGATGCAGACACATGCTTGTCAAACTCTTCGCGCCATGAGAGGAAACGGCTGACCGTACCCTTCACATCCTCAATGAACGCACGTCCGTTTTCCGTGTCTCGGAGGACAGACGGATCAGCATAGGCTGAGGTAAGCATTTCTACGCCGTGGTGATAGAATCCGTTACAGATGCTCGATACATAGAAAATGTTAGACATGGCCGTGCGGAGAAAGTCAAGACCTCGCTTGCGCTCCTCGGCATTGTCACTCTTAGACCACTGATAGGCGACCGTCAGCATCCCGAACATCTCGAAGGTCTGAGGAATACGGACGGAGAAACTGCCGTCCAGGAAGCTGATGTTTATACACTCAACGTCAACCCAGTGACCCTTCGCCTTGCGCTTACCGTTACTCTCATTGGCAACCTTCTTGCGCTCATCATCCGAAGGATCGACGGATATCTGAAACTTTGACCTCCATACCTTGAAATTACCGATACGTTCCGGCTTCACGAAAGGTATTACAGGGAGAGAACCGCTATCCTTCATTGGCATTATCCTTTAAGTAATCCAACAACTCATCCATAGTACCGAAGGTCTCACACTCTGCCGTGTTATGGCCGCTCTTCGTCCTGTAGATGACAGTACCGTCCTTGTCCCTCATCGGATAGTCAATAACACTGTACTGAACCTTGTCGCCATACATGTACCACACTCCGTCTCCCTTCTTGAAACGGGACTCTTCCTTGTCACCGGCCTCACCATTCAAATCCTGGAACAAGCCAAACAGGGTTTCAAATGGCACCGTTCCGTTATGGTTCATTGTCTCGGACAGAAAAACATGAAAGCGTTTGCCGTTGTTCTCAAAGAACTCACGGATCTCTTTATCCAGATCGTGGAACTCAACGTCTAACGGGACAAGTTCGACATTGATGCCAAAACGAATGCCTTCGCTGCCACGGCATGAAGACTCCCTCTCAAGAAGATCAAGCTCCTCACGCACTTTCTTGCAACGGTAGAAAAGCTCCAGGTCGGAACTCTCCCCGTTATCCATCATCTTGACGGGCTCCACATTGTCACCCTTTAGTGCCTTGCAGCATTTCTCCATCTGAAGATAAGCGAGCACCAGCTGCTCCCGACATTCATCAGGAGACAACTGGTTTACGAACGCAGTAAACTTTTCCCTAAGTTTCTTCGTATTCCCCATACTCGAACTTATTTAGTTTTCTTTGCGGTCTTCCTCGGAGCAGACTTTGTCTTCACGGCTTTCTCCTTCTTCTCGGTCTTCTCGCCCTCAGAAAGCTCAGCAGGCTCACCACCGACGTTTTCCTCATCGCCATGGTTCTCCTCACCATTACCCTCGTCGGTCTTCTCGCCATCGCCGTCAAGCGCAAGTTTCTCGGAAAGTTCCTTCGCCTCATCCTCGAAACCCTCCTCAATCAGCAAGGAAAGCTGATCCTCCTCCGGCATGGCCTTGATCTCTGCCAGACGCTTGGCACGGTTAGCCTCGTTCATCTTGCGAAGATGCTCCTCAGCAAGGAACGTCTCATACTCGTCAGCCTTTTCATTGAGACCTGCGGCACGCATGGCACCTACACGCTTCTCAACAGGCATAGACATGATAGAGGAAAGAAGTCTCTCCTTTTCCTCTGCACTCAAAACTTTCTGCGCAGCACCCTTTGCGGAGGCTGTCACAGTCGAAAAACCTTCAGACGTATAAGTCTTGTGGCCCTTCTTTCCTACTCTAATTGTTCCCATAACTCAAAAATTTTTATGTGAATAAAAAATCATCATTCTATCGTCTTCTCAATCTTATTCGCAATGGCAATCATAGCTATTCCTGCTACCAACTGCTTGCTCTTGCTGTCAGAAGTATAATCAGGATCAAGAACAAACGGCTCCTCATTCATGGAAGAGATCACCTCGTCAATCTTGCCCTCACCCACTTCCTCATCAAACATGAGATGCAACGTAGAAGCTGCATACTTCACGATTCTCTCCGGGATATCTATTATTATTTTCATACTTTTATATTGTTTTTGAAATGTCCGCAACTCTTCTGTGATAGCAACACGCAATATTTACCGCCTGTGTAGTAAGGACATCTGCCAAGCGTAGGCTCACCCTTCAACGAGAGCGTGCTGAACTTAGTCTCTATGACGACATGCACGCACTCACGGCACACATGCTGCTGCCCATCAGTCTGAGAAACCCTCTGCCTCACCATGAAACATCTTCTTATACAACCTTACGAGCATGAGCCTGCCCAACGTCTCGCAGTGGATGGACTCAAACTTTATCGCCCTGCGAAGTACAAGCGGCTTCATAAACCAGAAGCTCTTCTCGGCCATGGCACGGTAGTATTCGCTGCACGTCATGCAGAAACACAGCCTGTCCTCAAGCAGACTCTCGTAACAGCAACAGAACGCATACGACAGGAAACCGCCGTCACGCTCAATCCTCTCCAGAATGTCAATCTCATCCTTCATGGCCGATATGGAATCACGATAGTAATCCATGAAATCCCTGTACGTCATCTCGGACGCTCTTACAAATGTACCCATACCTCAGACGTGTTAAAGCTCAGCATTGAAAATCATATCCATAATCTCATCAATAGACTCACGAACATCGAGACAGACACCAGAATAGATGATCGACCTGTGAGCAGGCTTCACACCAAAATCCAGGATCTCCTCGGCATTGTCAGAAACACCCTCAATGCAGGAGGCACGCACATAGGCCTTCCTGCCGTCATATATCGACGTAACACATATAAAATCCTTCATGCAACTCATAACCTCAAAGCATAATCAATCTTATCATCACAGAAAATACCATACACATGACCGACAGACACGCGCTTGCGGTTGCCACGCAGCTCATGCCAGCCCAGACGACTCATCTCACCGCCAAAGGCACGCAACGTACCCAACGGCTCGACATTGAACTTATCACAAAAAGACTTGTAGTCCTCATACAAGGCAGCGGAAGAGACCCACTGCATCCTGTCCTCCCAATGACCGCTGCGACGGTTGCAGCCGAAACCCCTGCGCAACAGGAACACCTGAACACTCTGGCCGTTCTCCAGCATGTAGTCTATCATCGCATCATCAGCGACAGTAGTCGAGGAGAACTGGAAATTGTCACGCACAAGCATGCGATAGCCGTCAAGCATCCAGTTGCGTATGCCGGATAACTCACCCATCAACTCATTACTCAACTCGCGGTTCATGTCAGAGGCACTCACCGTAGTGTCAAAACGAATGAACAACAGACGACGCAACAGGGCACGATCCATGTTCCTGTTCACCGGACGCTTGTTCATGTTGAAAATAAGATAAGGCACACAATCCAACGTCTCGGGATTCTCACCTATGCGACGGATCATCTGAGGCTCACCACTGCACAAAGCCTTGAAAGTGTCGGAATAACGGGACATGTCCTCAGACTGTACCTCACTGCAGTAATTGAACACCTTGCCGACAAGAGCACCGAGAAAACGGGCACGAACATCAGGAGAACCACCCAACAACGTATCCATACCCAAATAGGAAATGTTGTCAGCACCATAAACACCACGGACAACATCAAAAACAGTGCTCTTGCCATTGGCACCACTGCCAACCAACCATAACGTCTCCTCTATCTTGTGAGGCATCCTGCGACGGTCAACACAACCAAGACCCAAATACTTCTGCAACTTCATAATCTCAGCACGAGACAATACAGAACCCAAAAAAGATAACCACTTCGGACAAACAGCAGAAGGATCATAATCATAAGGCAACAAACCAACAACAGGCATGCGATCACTAAAGGAATGATAAACAGGATTGTCTATGTCAGAGAAATCCCATACACCATTGCGGAAACCAACAACAGACAAAGATAACTCCAAAGGAGACATCGATGCACCACCACGAGCACCACTGAGCAAACGGGAACGGGAACTCACAAGATCAGACTTCGGAACACCACCACGTACCATGGCCTTCTTCAAAGACTGCTCCAATACAACATCAGACAAAGGACACCATATACTGCCGTCAAAATAATACATCATACCCATGTACGTCTTGAAACACTCACTGCAGGCACCAAACACAACATCCTCGTAACCATATACACGATCACCAAAACGAGCCTGCTGATACGCACTACGCAACAACTTCAAGTCAAAAGAACGATAAATCATCGTACTCAACTCATCAATCAACGACATACGAACAGATGACGATTTTAACGACATATATAAAACAATAAATAAAATATTAATAAATATAACCCTAAAAAAATACTACATTTACTACATTTACTACATCGGACACAAAGATAAACCCTTTATTTATAAGTGTTTCACGGAATTAATGGAAATCAAAGAAAATGAAAAAAAAATAGTACATTTTACTACACTAAACACCAATTTTACGCAGAAAAACAACCCATAAAAGAATAATTTAACACAAATTTAACACGGTTTTCGTACAAATACGTATTTTTACGAATTTTACTACACTAAACCGTGAAACATCAGTGTTTATCAATGTTCCACGAAATCAAAAACATAAATTTTAGTAAATATTTTTCAATTCAAAAACCAAAAAATGAAAAATAAAAAATGAAAAATCTCGGCGAAAGGTCAGTATGCCCGATCCGATCCGCCCTTTGGGGGTGTACCCGTCAAAAAACGACACAAACACACAAAAAAAACGTAGTCACATTATAATAATAATGTAGTATTTATCAGTGTTTCACGCATTTTTGCAAATTGTTTCACGGGCTAAAAGTCGCCCCTAAAAACTGTCTTATACTGATATAGGTAGACACATTTATAAACAATTAAAATGTGTATTATTAGTATGAGAAAACGTCCTAGAAAGTACAGTGAGGAAGAAAAGCTGAATTATCTTCGCCTGTATCATGAGTCAGGTATGAGCATGTATGGTTTTTGCAAGCATCATGGCATATGTAACGGCACATTGCTGAATACCTGGCTGAAGAAGTATGAAAGTGAGAAAGAAGTATTACCTTTGCAGTCGGAACCTAACGATGAAGATATGTCAAACCGCAGCAAGGAGGATTACAAGAATGAGATTGCCGAGTTGAAGAAGCGCAACCGTGAGTTGGAGAAGGCTTTGGAGTTCTCTCGGCTGGAGACATTGGCCCGTGACATGATGATTGACAAGGCCGAGGAGTACTTCGACATTTCAATAAGAAAAAAATCTGGGGCCAAGTAGCCACGGAGCTGGTCGACGTCCGCGGCCTGAAGGTCACGCGCGTCGTCCGGCTATTTGGCCATTGCCGTCAGGCCTTCTACCAGTCGAAGGCTGACATTGAGAAAGAGGTGGATTATGAGCGGAAGGTCATCAGTGCCGTCAGGGAGATCCGCTCTGAGGATCCCGGCATCGGCGGCTACAAGTTGTGGCTGATGCTCATTGCTCTGTTCGGTCGTGATTTTGTTCCCGGTCGTGACCGTTTCTTCGTGCTGCTTCGCCGCAAGGGGCTGATGCTGCCCAGGCCGAAGCCCCGTCACACGACGAACTCAAATCATCGCTACCACAAGTACAAGAACCTGATTAAAGGCTTTGTACCCACTGCTGCCACCCAGCTCTGGGTGGCCGACATCACCTACATCGCCCTGCCCGGAGGCGACGTGTGCTACCTGCACCTTATCACCGATGCCTACTCGCACAAAATCGTGGGCTGGGCACTTGCCGAGTCTCTCAAGGCCGCCATCACGATGCAGGCTTTGCAGATGGCCATCGATCAGGCCGTGGCCATGTGCGGAAGTAAGGTTCTTGAAGGACTGACCCACCACTCCGACCGGGGCGTGCAGTACTGCTGCGACGACTATGTGAGAATGCTCAGGGAACACCACATCACCATATCCATGTGTGAGGACTATAACCCTACGGACAATGCCATCGCAGAGCGATCCAACGGCATAATAAAGGTGGAAAGTGTCTACCGGCAGCGTTTCAATTCCTTCGAGCACGCCTACCGTGTCATCGAACGCTACATCCACTTCTACAACAACCGGCGTCCTCACATGAGCATCGGATACAAGGTGCCCGACGTGGCGCATCTGGAGAAGGGAATGCAAAAAAAGATGTGGAAAAAAAAGATTTATCCAAAAAAACAGACAGAGAATGGAAATAATGCCGTATCTTTGCCAAGCCGAACGACAAGGCCTGGCGAAGGCCTATGTCAGCAGCCTTGACTTAACCCTGGATGCCCCTCAATGGGGCATCCAGGGTTGCCGAACGAGCAAGCCCCGGCTCTGCGTGTCCAGCATGACCGAGGTGTCAACAAAAACAGCACGGCTTTTTAGCTTGTGTCTATTGATTCAGTAAGACAAAAAAGATAATGTCTACTGATCCAGATAATGAAGAGAAAAAGTGTCTAGTGAAATCAGGAAAAGACAAACCTCTAATTTTCCTATGGTATTACCTTCTCATCCTAAAGCAGCTCAACACCCACAAAAACCGCTATATTTACTTTATAGTGCAGCAAATAACCAACTTAGTGCAGTTATCAGGAACGGACATAAAACAGGCGTTTAAACGCTCTTAATTGCGGTTATGGTTATAATACCAGATAATTATATCAGGATGGAGAAACAGACGTTTTAAAGACGTTTTTGTAAATTGTTTCACGCAAATTTTAGTAATTGTTTCACGTCTGATTATTATTTCGTGAAACATTTTTAATTAATCCGTGAAACATTGTATTTTGCAATTTCTGAGTTTACAAAATTGGTATCTGGAAAAATATTTTGTAAAAGTATTTTACTTTCTTATCAAATCATTAAAAATAATTGTAGTTATACGAATATATACAATAAAAATGTATTATCTTTGCATTAGAAACAAGTGAGTTTCACACCATTCTTTTAAGATGGTTATTTCTTTGGAATATTGTCACACTAAATAATAAAGATTATGAGTAAAAGAGAAGAAACGAAGGTTAATGTTAACCAGGTTAACAACCTCCCAGAAATTAACGTAATCGATAACACCACAACTATAGGCGGTGTATCTGCAAAGTTCGATCTAAACAATCAGACCGAAAGCGAAAGCGAATTATCTAAGTTAGATAAAAATCAGGTCTTTAAAGATATAGATAACTTCTTTTGCCCTGTTTCGTTCGATTCTACAGAGTTGGAAAAAAATCTTTCTCCATTAGTTGTTTCTGGTATTCTTTCGGAGGATGCCAAAAATAAAGCGATTGATACGGCAAAAAAAAAGTTTTTACAACTTCATTCCGATGAGATAGAGAAAGCGAACAATTTAACATTTGCAGAAGTTTTGCAGAAATTAGAATCAAACAAAACTTTGTTTGAAAAAGTTTTGCAGGTATGCAAGGTTTCAGAGATAAAAGAAGAAAACTACATCGTAAACGGAAAAGTTGCTATCTATAGGGCAAATCAATGTCAGGACAAAGACGGTAATAACCGCTACGATGATTGCACCTTGAGAAAAGAGATTAACGGCAAAACTATTACAAGTCCGTTATATGTGGAATATCGAGAAGTTAACACCTCTAATGTACTTTTGTCGATCCGCTATTATCAGAGCTTTTTAAACGCTCAAAAATCGCTACTTAATAAGGTATCAGATTATAAAAAGATATTGGATTATGTGCGAGAGATGATAGAGAAAGCGAAAGATAACGGATTTAGTAAGGAGCAAATAACCGACATCGTAAACAAGGTTTATGGATGTTAGTTAACTATTCAGGTATCCAGATTCTTATTTAAAAGGTCTGGATACCTTTTTTTATGCTTTTATTTTTAGTGTGCAAAAAGTTTGGTTATTACGGTTTTTGACGTACATAAAAGTTTTTGAGTAACTTTTTAACCGCTAATTGTTTTTGCAATCTGAGAATCTGAAAGAATGGTTTTCGGGTTGCAAATCTTTTTATATGTTCTTTGAAATGTTTACATCGGTGCAAATCTAATGTTTTGGGATTTATTGTTTGTTAAACGTTACCGTTTGGGAATGTCTGCAAAGGGAGCGAACATTATCCAGGCAGAATAAAGTTTGTATTTGCGTCTGAAACGGAAAGCGCAAAAGTTATTACCTCCGATATTATAAAAGTCCATAATTGAATTTTATCATTTGGTTGCGGGTTGGCGATGTTTTGTTTTAAGACTTTGCCGATCCGTTTCTTTTTATCATAGGCGGCGTGAATGAAAGACTTTGCGTTGCCTTCAATGTTTACAGGAAGATGAAACAAGAAAACAATTATATTCCCTCTTCAATCTTAGAAGATTGGGAGCGTGAAGCCATCGATCAGGAGATCCCGTACACAGAGTTTGGTGATTTTCTGAGGATGAAGGAAAGACTTTACAGGCAGGGCATGAGTACGAGAAAGGAAACTCCGAAAATCTTTGCCAACGATGCGCGTAACAAGTTTGAAAGAAAAGATGAAGGAAAACAGAATATCAAAAGAAACTCTGGAAAGTTTTGGCTTGAATTGGAAAGAGTGCAAGACTTTCGCCTACCAGACTTTGTGACAATAGTCTGGCAGCCTATTAACCAAAGTACGATAATTATGGCAAAGAAAGTTTTAATCTACATTGCAGGCTCGTTATTGCTTGCACCGTGTTTCATTGCACTTTGTTGTGACAGTTTGCTCTTTGCAACTTTCGCAATAATCTACGGAGTCGTGTTGTATCATTCGCCAAAGTTCAGTACGAGAATTAGAAGGTTCTGGTTTGAGTTCTGGCGCATGAACATACAAGCTCAGAAGATGCTCAAAGTACGATAATAGTACGAGAAACTTTGCTCTTGAGAGTACGACAACTCTTGAGAGTACGACATTAAAGTTTAACGATAAAATTCAAAGTACGATTATGAAAAAGAACATCATCATTGCGGTGTTGGCTATCATTGCAGCCGCTGGAGTTGAAAGTACGGTATTCTTCCACAACCAGGCAAACAAACTTCACAAGCAAAACATTCGGCTTGCAAAGTCTCTGTCGGAAGTACGAGAAGAAAACAAGAACCTGCACGAAGTTGTTGACTCCATCGACAATCCGCACCACCACGGCTACTTGCTGAGTTTGGCACCTTACCGCGCCCTGCAAAAGTAGTTGGCAGACTTCCTTCAGATTTACCTCTGTTGGAAGTACGATAAACTTCAAAACTTACAGATTATGGAATTTCAAGAATTTTGCAAAAGTACGTCAAGCAATCTCAGTTTAGAGTTCTAAAGATTTAGTTTTCGCCTGCAAATGCCTGGCTGCGTTCCTTGAAACTCATGTTGACATCACAGAGTACAAGGAATACGGATGGGTTAGCATAGTGTTTAAGACCGACAATTTTGGCGGCTCTTACACTATTCTGCATTACGACTTAGGCACCGGCAATCTCCGCAAGGACTTCGGAACCGACAAAGAGTTGGACATTGACTGTCTTAGCACTCTCTACAAAGTTGTAAAAGAAGATTTGGAACACATGCTTAAAGTCCGTGATTTCGACTACATCAATGAATGTATCAAGGCCAACTACGACTAATAGACTACTAACCAGAATGCGGAGGTTTGCCTCTCCGCACTCTTCGACTAACCAAAAAAGTTTCAATTATGTGTGATTACAACATTCCAGTATTTATGATTCGCCTTCAGAGGTCAGAAAAATGCACCGATGTAGAAAGGTTCTGGTATTACGAGACGAAAGAAGAAGCAGAAAATGTTGCGAGAAAACTACACGGTTATAAAGTTTCCGTTGAAAGACATTTCTCGCGTGTTCCATTCAAAGAGTTGGTCAGGGATTGCAGAACAAGGTATCCTAATCTTTGAGCACTCACAAGAAGAGTTGGAAGTACAATAACTTCCAATTCTGCCATAACATCTAAACTTTCAAATTATGGGTAAACTAAAGATTATTAGCGACAAAAGCGGAACGTATGAAGTCGGAAGTATCATTTTACAAATGGACTTCCTTTCAAAGTATTTCAGAACTTTCCCCAATGACGAACATCGTGGGTATTACGAGCGTATTCCTATGCCTTCAGCAATAGACATGATTGCAGAGAAACTTGGCATTGAATACAAGTACGTTGCCTAAACTCTTTCACAACCAGGTCCGAGCAACATCGGCTCTGGTTACTATGTCTAACCAAAATGATTGAATTATGGAAAAATATCTGAAAAGGCTATGCAAAGCCATTCTTGAAGACAGGTTCAACGACGAAAACTATCGTCAGAGAAAGTCTTGGTACGGCAAAGACATAATGACTGAGCCATTGTTTTGTTCCTACGGAAAAATAGGTTTCACGATTATCGTCTATGAAAACTACGACCAATTTTGCACCATTTCTTGTGACTTTGACTTGGGGAAGTTGACCATTGATGATACACCGTGGAAAGAATACATCAACATTCTCTTCCTTGAAGACTTCGACATCAACAAACAGAATCACGAGCCAGTTTGGAGTTATGCACCTCGTAGCATAGAATTTGAATGTTACACCGATGGTGGCGAAGACATGTTTATTGACTTGGAAGAACCGACCAAAGAGAAACTACAAGAGTACATTGACAACTTCGACATCAACGAGAATGTTTCTATGT